GAGGGCGGCGCCGAAGTAACCGTAGGCAACCGAGACATCAATGTAAACGCTGAGAGCCGAAGAACCGCATTGACCGCCATTGCTAGCGCTACACCCACGCAGGCAGAGACGGAAACCGCTCGTAGTTTTGGAAGTATTCCAGAAATAGCTAGTCCTGTATGTGGTCTCGCTGCCTCCGACGGCCGTGGCGAAATTCTCCAAATGCTCCATGGAGAGTCGGGTGATGTAGCCCTCGCCTGTGGCAGGCGATGTGCTGTAAGCCTTCATGCCCGTGGCTGAGCCGATGGTCCATGAGCCATAGATGGATGGTGCGACGAGGTGTGTGGCGGTGGTATCGGAGTTGATGCGGACCTGCTCGTCATCCATCATGCGCCAGAGGTAGCCGCCCTGTGCGTGCTTGAGACCGAAGAAGCTGGAGATCTTGGCTGTGTAGACCGTGGTGCCTGCGTCATTTTTGACTGCGTAGGTAGTCTCGCCCACGCTGTCGCCCAGCTCGATGCCTGCGGACATGGGGAGGAATGGGCGGTAGGAGTTGTAAGTGCCCCAGGTATCCCAGTTGAAGTTTGAGGTGCCTGCACCGAGACCGCCCTGGTAGAGACCGTTGGAGTCTTTGGCGGTGTTGACGGCATCTTGGTCGTAGTGTGTGCCCATGATGACCCCGATGAGTGCGGCGATGATGGTGGTGTGTCGCATGGTGGTGCAGAGCCACCCCTTGCCATTCTTGCGTGCGGCGGCACGGAAGTATTCTGTGGTCTGCGAGCTTGCCGGCTTGCCGCAGAGGGTGCGTTTGGTGCCGTCAAGGGAGGCATCGTTGTTGCCTCCTCGGTAGTCAGAGCCTGTGTTGATGAAGCTGACGAGTCTGCCTGTGCTGCGCTCGATGGTGGCGAAGCCTGAGGCGGAGATGGAGCCGATAGGGATCTTGTAGTTGTACTCGCCAGGGATAGGCTTGAGACCGATCATCTCGTAATGGAGGCCACCGACATCCTTGGTGACGAAGTAGAACTCTCTGCCCCATCCCCACTGGTAGTGGCCCTGTGAACCGTCTAGCTTGGCGGCTTCGCCCGTGGCATACTTGTAATGGTCTGTGGCATCGAGCTTGCGGCGGCTGTGGTCATTCTTGACGAGGTAAGCGCCGAGACCTAGGGTGAGCGGCAGCTCACGGAGGACATCGAGGTCGCCGACCACCATGGCCGCCTTGGGGGTGGCGTTGGCTGTATTCCACACTCTGCCGCACCATGTGTGGCTGCCCAGGCTGAGGTCAGCCTTGAGGGCGGACAACGGTATCTTGGTGACGTTGCCTTTTTGGTCAGTCATGAGGAATGACTGGTTGCTGTTGACGGTGTTAACGTCATGAGCCTTGTCGAAAGTTTTTTTGTCTATCATAATGAATTAATCTTAAGATTGCACGATATTGTTATATATCCATGTGGTTTTGCCACATGTCAAGTTTGAGCCGATCATCTCGCACCACCCGGAGACTTCTATCTGACGACATGAGGTTGAGATGTATATGTTAGAAGCTGGCATCAACACATCATTGCTGCCTTGGCATGAGACCTTGGCTGGCAGTGAACTTCTTGTTATCACTGGATTATAGAAGACCACTCTCATGCACTCGTTGTCATTGAGGTGTGGCAAGATGAAAGGACCGTATCCCAGGTTGAAAGCCTTGGCCATGACGGCTGCGCCCATATTGCCGCCCTCGTTGGCTAGATAACGAAGTGTGCTCAGGTTGAGGTCACCTGTGACAACTGCATTGGTGAACTCGCCATGGTCGCACACGATATTGTTGAATGTGCCCTTGTTGGCCAACACCTCACCATCCTTGGCTCGGAAGACGATGTTGCCATCGGCATCCTTCATCTCAATGGTCTCGACCCCGAGGTTTTTGACGAGCTGGTAGCGTGACATGATTATGTTGGCGACAATCAGCTCGATGGGGCTGCCGACTCGCCAGTAGCCGTTGTTGATGTCATCTGCGCTGCCGGGGTAGTTGTCGGCTGTCTTGACGTGGCTCTTGACGCAGGAGTAGGTGTTGTCGTTGTAGATGACGGTATCCTTCCACTCCTTGCCAGTCTCTCCAGCCTCGAAGCAATAGCCCACGCCGCAGTCTGACCAGAGCTGCGGACCACGGAGGACGGCACCACGCTCACCCTGGTCACCCTTGTCGCCATCGGAGACGGTGGTGATGGGGATAGATCTGGTATAGGTGACACCTTTGTATATGAACGTTAATGTGATCATGCTATTGACGACGGCACCAGCCTTGATGCCCACCTTGAATGAGACGAGGCCACCAATTTTGACTGGAGTACACTGTACGTTGTCATCTTGACAGGAAGCCTTGTAACTGAAGCTAACCTCAGTATTGCCCTTGAACATGTGGGCATAGATGACATAAGAGCCGAAGACAGTAGACTTCTTGTGATTGATGGCCGTCAAAGATAGGTTGATGGTGATGGCATCTTGACCATCATTGCCAGGCTCACCCTGACTGCCTGTCGTGCAGACTGGAGAGGTATATGTCTCCTTGCCATTGGTATACGTGATGTGTGTGCGTGTCCAGATGTAGTGACCATCTTGCCACTGTGGTGGAGTGGTCTGCCACCCTGTTGTTGGAGGAGTATCGCAGCTGGTGGAGTCGGCATACTCCATCTCGGTGCTGGCTATGCCAACACCGAGCTTGAGGAAATGTATGAGTAATGTCTTAACTGCCATGATCACTTGACTGACTCTATGGTTAATGATATGTCTGTGCCTCCGCCATGGAGACAGTCGTCTCTGGTGACGGTGAAGGATGAGAGCTGCACGGTCGGCTTGCGTGCGGCATCGGTGTTGAGCACCACGCCTGCCGGCGACTTGAGTGTGAAGTAGAACTTGGTGTCTATGGTCTGCGACTTGCCTCGGACCACGAGCTTTGGGGTGAATGTGACGGAGCCGTTGCCGCTGGTGTCCTCCTCGATGGTGATGTCTAGCGGACTCGGACATGGCTCTATGTCGTATGGGTCGGAAGCATCCATGACGGTGACGAAGTCGTAGCCGATGAGCTTGTCTGCCGCCATGGACTTGTCGTTGTAGACCTCGCCCTTGTAGTCACGTGTGCAGGTGACATCAGCGGCCTTGACGGTGAGCTTGGCGGTGGTGGCATCGCTGATGAGCTGCCAGCCTGTGTCTGAGCTGATTGCCTTGTACCACTTGTAATAGAGGGTGGAGGTAATCTCGTCATTGCCCTGCAGAGCCTTGGCAACGAGGACGCAGCTGTCATCTGGGCTGCTGAGGGTGAAGCTCTTGGCATCGCCCGCGGCTATGGTGACACGGTATGCCGTGCCCGTGTATGGACCGACTGGGATGGTGTAGTCTGCCTGGATGTCGTCTGTGACCTCTGCGCTCTGCGCCTTGGCTGAGATCTTGCCCACCATCTTGATGACGATGGGGGCATAGCCAGAGGCTTGGACGAGGTTGCCGACGATGCGGAGACCGTAATAGAGCTGTGAGGCTGACGGCACGACTCTCTCGAAGAGGCCTGTGAAGAGTCCGCTGGACTTGCCTGCGGAGTCGAAGGTGATCTCAACGCCGTTGAAGTAGTAGCGCATGCTGACTGGCGTGGAGACCCCCTCAGCCACTCGGGATGATGTGCAGACGAAGTTGAGTAGCGGCTTGGTCTTTGAGAAGTCTGGCATGACGGTGACCTTGTCTCCGTTGCGCTGATACTCCTGGTATAGGTCGCCGTTTGGTGACTGTATCATGGCCATGTATGTGCCGACACGGCTGATGAACTTGATGCTGACGCTCTTGCTGGCTCCACTCATGACTCACCCTCCTCTGACTTATTGGTTGAACTGATGACGAATCTCTGGTCAGTGGCCACTGGCAGCTGCTGGCATGAAGTGCCCTCCTGCTCCTGTCGCGCCTCTTGGCCTGTGAGGGCGATGGCTCCGATCTTTGAGCAGATGGCTGCCAGGTTGAAGAGTGGACCGAAGACCATGAGGTCTTGGAGCCAGAGGAGGAAGTTGCCATCCTGAAGCTCTGTGCGGTCGCCCTGTAGGTGGAGGTGCTCCACCACGAGGCGGTTGGCTTTGATGTATCTTTCCATATCTTTTTAATGTTGAATGTTGAATGTTGAGTGTTGAATTATTTAGTGCCAGACGAATGGGGTGCCGTCGGCATCTGTGAAGACCTTGCCGTCGGCATCGGCTGCCAGGGCGAGCGGGTCTAGTATCTTGACATCGAGCGCCATGACTGCGCCTCGGCTTGGGTCGACGAGGTCGGTCTTGATGGTGGGCTGCATGCCGTGACCCTTGAGACGATAGTCTATCTTGGTGGCGGAGAGGTTGGCCCCCATGTACCAGAGTGGCAAGAGATTGCGCTCGGCATCGGGTATCTTGCCGGCATTGTCGTAGATGTATGCCTCTGGCTGTATGGAGGTGGTGCCTGGCGGCAGGTTGTCAGTCACGCCCATGTAGTCATAGTCGAATGACGGTATGCGTCGGGCGAAGGTGATGACCTTGGTAGGGCTGGCATCGGTGAGTGCCACGGCCGATGGGTTGCCTGTGGCACTGTATCGGGCACGGCAGCGGAGGCTGCACCTCTCGCCCATGAGCGACTGGTCTATGGTGATGGAGTCGCCATCGGCTGAGACGCTGACCTCTAGGTCGTCATCTGTGATGTCTGTGTAGTAGCCTGTGTTGCGCAGCATCTGCCAGGCGAACTTGCGCTTGGCCTTGTCGCACTCCTCTGTGCCCAGCCTGAGGGAGGCTGTGACGGTGGCTAGGCTCTCGTCTCTCAGGGGGTTGTAAAAGCGGTCACCGCATGAGAGCAAGAGGACTGGCTTGTATAGGGTGGCATTGCGGCAGGTGAACGGGAAGTCTTGGGTGATATTGCGTACCTCGCCTGTGCGTATGTCGAGGAACTTGGCCTTGAAGCGCAAGGTGATGGGCTTTTGTGGCTGTGCATTCTGATACCAGAGGATCTTGCCTGTGTCATCGCCCGAGAAGGTGATGACCTGCTGGTTGGTGGCGTTGACGAGGGTAGTCTGCTCGACACCATCGACGACACGGCACCAGGAGACATCTGTGAGCTGGCTGTTGACGCAGCCGCTCTGCAATATGCCGTCTCTGTCTATGATGCCCACGGTAGGCTTGATGACGGCAGGTGTGAGGGAATAGTCTGGTGCGTATTCGCCACTGTCGGCATCATAGGTCTGCTCGTTGGGCACGCTGCCCTCTAGCGTCATGGAGACGCTGAGTTGGAGCGGTGTGAACTTGAAGTCTAATCTGCGAGTCTTCATATTTATGAGTGTTGAATGTTGAATGTTGAGTGTTGAATTTAGACGGCGTACTCGAATGAGGCGGCGTCTTGAGCCACCTCATCGCCCATGCCGTCACGCAGGGTGACGGTGGCTGTGAAGCGGATGACCTTGGGGATGCCGTCGCTGTCGACTGATAGGTCGTCTTGGGTGAGGACGATGGCCTTGCCTGCTCCGCCTCGGTTGAGTGACCAGATGTTGTCGGAGGAGACGCGCTGCTCGCCCCTGGAATTCTCAGTGTAGCGTGTCCAGGCGACATCGTTGTCGAGTATGTCGGCGGTGATGTCTTGACCGTAGAGATATGCCACGATGGTGAGGGGCGCACGGAAGTTGTCGTAATCATAGACGGTCTCAGCCTCGATGAAGTCGATGGTGAAGTTGGGGTTGCCCTCGATCATCGCCCAGTCGGTGTTGTTCCACCGTGGGGCGGTGTGTGTGCCTGTCTTCTGGCATCTCCACTTGCAGCCGGTGTACCAGACATCGGAGGTCTCGTATTTTTGGGTATCCTCATTGAGGGATGCGCTGTAATAGTCGGCGGTCTCGCTCCATGGGCCTCTGTCAACGTAGGTGACGATGGGCTTGCCATGGTAGTCTATCTGTATGATGTCTTGTGTGATGATGCCAGCGGCATATAAGTAGTCTCTGCCCTTGACGAGTGGAAGGTTGAGGGACTGTACCCACTCGGGGACTGTGCCGAAGACCATGCCGTAGTTGTAATCATCCAGTATGGGCTTGGTGACACCTGTGAGCTTGACGATGCGCCCCTCGGTGGAGGAGACATAGAAGCAGCTCTGCAGGGTCTCGTCTGTCTGGTTGCCGAATCGGGCGATGTTCATGAGTTCGCACGGCGGAAAGTTTTGTCCGCCTGGCACCTCGGTGTCGGGGTATAGGGTGACCTCGATGTAGTTTTGGACGGCATTGACGCTGTTGATGCGCATCCATGAGGTGTAATAGCTGGCAGATGTGGACGAGGTGGTGGCTGTGGCTAGGTTGTTGACCACGCCCTTGATGACGTTGTTAACGTGCTGTGCGGTGAAATAGCCCTGGTATTTGGAGCGGAGGTGGAGACCGTAGCAACCTGAGCCTAGGTCATCGACCTGCTCGATGGTGTCGCTCTCGGTGAAGAACTGGTCACCCTCGAAGGCTGAGAGTCTGTTGACTATCAGCTCAAGCACCTGCATGTATGAGCGCACCTTGATGCTCTCGACCTCAGCATTGCCATCGCCGTCGATGGCTGCGCCCTTGCCTGTGGCCATGCCAGAGACAAAACCACCAAACTGTGCACCTTGGTTGAGGTGAGCCACCCCCTCGGAGACAAGCCCCTTTAGGAAGGTGATAAGTCCCATGGCGGCATCGTCATGCTCACGAGAGAGGTATGCACCATTGTCTTGTGAGGCATAGGCTAGGAGGGAGAGGAAGGCATCGCCAATGCGCCTCGCTGTATTGGCACCCTTGGCACGCTCGTCTCTGATGGACTCGAACGCCCTCTGCAGTATCTCTGTATTTATTTTATCTGCCATCGTATTTGTTTATTTTTTCGCAAAGTTACGAAGGAATGGTGCAAATTAAAAATACGTTATAAGGGTGTGCCGAACATCTGCTTGAAGAGGTCTGCCATCAGGCCCTGGTATTCCTCGCCATAGAAATAGCCCTCCATATCGTTCAGTTTCATGATGGATGCATAATACTTCCGGTTGAACCATGGACGCCTCTGTCTGGGTTCGCCCAGATGATGCTGCGCACGGTATTTCGGATCCAGGAACGGGAGATCTCCAGGATTGCCATGGTAATAACCGTTGCCCGTTCCTGCCTCCTGATACAGACCATAGAGCAGGAACTTATGGGCAATCGTGCGGCTGGAACCTCCGAAGGAAGTAGCCTGCACGCTGTTGAAGAGAGCACCCGTATGGCGGATGCGGTAGTGCATGATTTTCTCCTTCCAGATTTTCACCATCTCTTCTGCCCATCCACGCTCATAAGCATAGATATCTTCCTGAGAGACGGGAGTCTTGACGTTATTCATTCCATTCTTCATTGTTGTATACCAGGTCTAGCGGCTCGCTAACGTCGATATGGAATTCCACGCCAGTAAGCCCGTTAATGAAATAAGCACCTATCTCCCGGTTGTCCACCTGGTCGCTCAGCAGATAGGTAAAGTCGCTTTCCCACTTCATCTTGTCGATGATGATACGGCTCAGAAACTGCCGGAAGATCTTTCTGCAGGTGTTCAGCTTCTCCTGGCGGTCGTTCATGTCGTTGAACTTGTATCGCATCAGGATCCACACCGTATAGGTGACAACCTTGCGGAAACTGCCGTCGCCGTTGATGGCCACGTTGCCGTCGTTGGTATCATCTATGACGATGAAGTTCCTGCCCTTCGACATATTGGCCAGCATTCCCTCGAAAGCCTGTGGTGTAGAGCATGTGGTAGGAATGAACCCCAGCTCGCAGCATAGCTTGTTGCGCTTTGCCAGGTCTCTGAAGTAAGAGAATGCATCGAAGCCCACCTGTACCGATGGGGTATTGATTTCTGTCTTGATCATGATTTATTCAGTTTCTTGTTTAACTCCTCTGCCTCGCGTGCCTTGGCATCCAGTTCGGTGAGTGCCCGCCACACATTGGCTTTTCTGATTGTCTCCTCCTTGGTGATATCCCCGCCCGTGAGTGCCCGGATCTGTGCATTCATCGATGCCTCCATGTCATTTTCTCCTTCACCTCCTTCAGCTGCAGGCTTGAAGAGATGGGGGAACTTTGTGGAAAAGTTGTGCTTTATCCACATAAACCAGAGGAACACACCCATCAGCTCATAGGTAGAGCACTTGATGTGCGCTGCCTGGTTGCCCTCATTGTCCAGATAGAGATATCGTGCCAGTTCCTTCAGCGGCTCATCGCTCGTCTTGTCCGACTGCAGATACTGCTGGAAGTAGTTGTCCGCACAGATGTAATACTCGAACGGGTAATCGTAGAGCTCCAGGTCTGCCGCCTTGTAGAGTCCGATGGAATCGAGCCTGTTTTCAGCCCCGGTATCTTCAAACACGAAGTCGAATGCCTCGCAGAAGCTCTGCACCTGCCACAGCTCCAGGAAGAATCTCACCTTTCCGCCTTTCTCCGTCTTGGTTTCGCAGAGCCAGCCGTCCTTCTTCTCGTTGAGCACCCTGATGCCGGCTAACCGGGCGAAAAGGTAGGTTCTTACGTGCCACTCCTCCCATCCCTGGGTGAGCAGGATGAGCACATAGCGCAACTGTTCCTGTGTCAATTCACTCCAGGAATGAGGAACGTGAAGGTTCAGTGTTCCGTCATCCTGCAAAGAAGAAGGTCGGGTCGTCAGCTTTGTTCTCATACGCTTGCATGTGATTGGCCTTGTAGGCCGGTGAATCCTTGTATTTTGGGAATTTATCGATGTTCTCCTCTATGAAGTTGGCTGCTGCAGCATAGGCAAGATCCTTGTATCGAGGGTCGGCAGGAGTCTCTTTAGTAGAAATATGAGCACCGATGAAATGGCACATTTTCACGATGGCGTGCCGATGGAATGGCTCATATTGTGCCTTGCGCTCTTCCTCAAGCAGCTGCTCGATGAGCGAGTCGGAGAACTGCTTGCGCAGCACCAGTTCTGCCATTCCTATCTCGTTGCGGTGGGCTGCCAGGTCGTCGAAGGTGACGAAACCCCGTACACTCGAGTAAGCCCTCAGCGTCAATGGCGACCAGAAGAAAGAGGCGATGTTGTTGCATGCCTGCACCGTCTCGCTCCAGCCTTCCACCGTGCGCAGGCGGTTCAGCACGCCATGCAGCTGCTGGTCCTGCTTGTAGGTCAGCTCCCTGAGCAGGGCATCCACCCTGGCTTGGGATGCTGGCGATATGTTTTCGTTGGAAACGATACCGAAACCGTTGTCGGTCATGATGAGATCGTTGGAACGGAGACGCAGGATGAATGCCTTCAGGATGACGTATGAGCGGACATTGCCCAGTAAAGCGCTGCCTTCAGCACAGGCTGCATCCTCGAAGTCGGAACCGATGACGGTGGCCACGAGGTCGAAGTAAACGTTCTCCATCGATGGCAGAGCCTTCGTGAAGACGTCTTCCGTGGCAGCCCCCACGAATGGAAGGAGCTGCTCAAACTGTTCTGCGGTAATATTAATCATCTGTCTTTGAATTTGGATTGTTAGACACTTTCTTGGCATCCTTGTTCTCATCGAGCGTGGTGAGCATGATGAGCGGCACATCCGGATAAACCTTCTCCTCCCAGTGGTTGAAGTAGATGATCACCCAGTGAACCGTCTCCATCAGGTCGTGGAATGCCTTCTCTATGCTCTGCTTCAGCGTGAAGAGCTCGCGCTTGTCGGAACCCGAATTGTTGCTCTGGCTCTTGCCGGGAGTGGCGCCCACCAGGTTAGGGTGGATGTTGTCGGCATAGCACTGCATGTTGTTGCTCTCGGCGATGTCATCGCTGTAGTCGCCTCCGTCCTTCGAGGTATCGATGCGGGTGATGCGCACCATCTTCACCTCCTTGCCGTCGGGCGTGGTATAGTAGCCCGCTATCCAGAGCTTGCCGCTGTTCTCTATGCCCGAGATGAAGTCGCGTATCTTCTCCTTTTCGGCAAGCTTGCGCTTCTTCTGTTCCTCCGTACTCGTGATGTGCTCCTCCTTGAAGATGCCGCGCCAGTAGTCGTTGTGTATCTCTACCAGGTAGGGGATGGTGGCGTGGTTCTTCAGCTTCGCCATCTTGCCGATGGCGATGAGACGGGAGATATCATACCATTTGTCCCTGAAGATGGCGGAGTAGTAGGGCACGGGATAGTACTGGCAGCCCGGGGTAGGGAAGCGGGTAACGATGGCGAAGACCCTGTCCTTGCATCCCGGTTGCCCCGACTGTCTTGCCTTCACCTTGCCGTTCTGGCCGTCCAGCCCCATGCGCTTCTGCAGGTCGCCCAGCGGATCCAGCTCGTCGAGCAGCGGCAGCACCTCTATGTTGGCTGGCACAGTGGCATTTCTCCAGTTGGCATAGAGCACATATTCCGAGCGTCCGTTCACGCTCTTGGTAAACCGGCAGTAGCACGCCTCCTTGTGTCTTACCGCCACAATCTTGTCGCCCTTCTTGTTGAGCACGATGGCAGATACGCAGAAGAAGAAATACTTCATGTCGGTAATCTGTTCCAGGAAGAAGCGGCTCATCGAGTTGTGCATCCGGAACAGGTTCACCTCCCTGTCCTTCGTAGGCAGCTTGGTCTCGATGTCGTTATATTGGAAGCCCATGCCGTAGCAGGTGAGCACGTTGAAGAGCTTGTTCTGAGCCATCACGCTGCTCCTGCCTATGTTGCTGATCAGCTCGTAGGGCAGCTGGTTCTCGTAGCCGAAGGGTACATAGGTATATTCCTTTCCCCCGACTTCCACGCTGACGAGAGGCGTGGTACCATCATCATCGAAGACTGTGGACGACTCCGTGAAACCGCTCGTGGGCGATGATGTCTGATAATCCATCACCTCGCCCATGGTGGCATAGGTGATGTCTATGTTGTTGCTGTTGTTGTTTGCCATAATTATTATAAGTATATTGGATGGTCATTGTATCTGAAGATGAAGATATCCCTCACCTTGCGTATCTGGTGATTCACCGGATTGTAGAGGTTGTGGGTTCCCTGCTGCCAGGAACTGCTCTTCACCAGCCAGCCCCGGTACTGGATGATGGAGCCGTCGGCTGCCTTCCAGCAGTCCAGGTTCACGGGCGTGCGGTCTATGCGCGAAATGTCGAGCGCACGTCTCAGCTCGTTGATATGGATGGCTCTGGGTGTCTTTTCTTTCATATCTGCGACAAAATTATAAAGGTGAAACTTCTAGTTGAACGTATCATCGAATGAGTCATCAAAGATTCTGCCTCCCGTGTTCTCTACATCCCTGAAGATTACGTTCTGCACTCTCTGGGCATACTGATACGTAAAGGTGAACTCTGCCATGCCGTCTTCCTCGTTGGTCCGTTCGCTCTTCGAGTCGGTGAAGGTGATTTCCTTGTCCTTGGTATAATCCCTGAAAAGATAGATCTCATCGCTTCTGAGCAGGTCTTCGGCAAAGTGTGCCATGGATGGCGGAATGATGCCGGTGTCGCCCTCGAAGGAGCGGGTCTCCTTCACGGCATAGTTGATTTTCCTGCCGGAGATTACCGCCTGCTTGCGCTCGAAGGTAGGGGCAATCTTCTTTCTGCCCAGACAGTAGAAAATCTCCTGGCATCCGAACGAGTTGGTAAAGAGCAGCACCGGGTCGGCCACTGCCCGGGTATGGTCTATCTGGTACTCCTGCACTCGCCTGCCCACGGTCACGGTATAGGCGAAGAGGCTGCCCTTGGCTTCATCGTAGTATCTGTCGGGCGAAACATCAAAGGTGGTGATGCCGTTCACGGTATGGGTAGGGGTGGCAGAGGCATCGATGGTGGCGGTGCTTATGCTGCCCGATTCCCTGTTGTAGTAGCTGGCAACCACCTCCGGCGTGCTACTCTCCTCGCCTGCAGCATGCAGGTATTCCCGATGGCCCAGCTGTGTAAGCTTGGTGCCGTCGAGCAGGGTGAGGAAGAATGAATCCAGGAATGCCTGGCAGCTCATGTTCACGTCAACGGTGGCATAATATACGCTGAACTCCTTGCTCCAGGTATCTACATTCTTGTCTCCCGTATGTTCCGTGATGCTGATCTTGCAGGTGGCAGCCACGGTTCTTCTGGCTGCATCAGCTATGAGAGTACCGAGGTCGTAGATGGTGATATTGCCCGATACAGGGTAGTAGGTCTCGCTGAGCAGTTCTTCACCGTCGCACGAGATGGTGACGGTGGCATTCTCGCCGCCTATCTTGAACGAGAAGGTGTCGAGGGCGCTGGTAAATACCGGCGAGCTGGGTTGATGGATAACTGTAATCATATCTTTGTTTCATTAAACTTGTGCAAAGATAGGATAGGGAGGGTGAATATAAAAATACCCAGCCACCTCACGGTGACCGGGTACTGCTTATTAATTTAAAAAACTAATGGAGTATAGGCTACGCTTAGCCTTACCAGTATTTAATTATTAATGCAAAAGCTTGATTTTTTCTAGAAGGGATGGTCGTACTGCAGATGCCAGGCGAGCGTTCCACCTTCTATCTTAACCATCTTGAAACCTCGCTCCACCATATATTCGGTGATCGTGGAGACGGGAGCGATAACCATATCCCTGAGGTCGTTCTGTATCTCCTTCGAGGTCTTGTAGTCACAATGTACATCATCTTCTTCCGGATTGTACGGCTTGTAGTCTGCCAGATACTGGTCCAGAGCCATGCGGGTATAGTCCGGCTTGGTCTCCTTCTCCTCTACGGATGGCTCCAGGGAGTTGCCATTAGGCGAGAATCCCACGATACGTTTGCGTTCTCCCATTATGCCACACCTCCTTTCGCCTTCAGAGCCTGGTTGATGGTCTTGAAGAGGTTCTCCATGCGCTTGAATGCATTGAGCATCAGGAGAACCTGTCCGGCACCGCCGAAATCATCCACGGCATTGGTTATTACCTCGTTTGAGATAAACTTGTCTTGAGCAAACTCAAGAGTCTCGATGAAGTTGTCCAGCTGGCCAACGTTCATCATATCTACTAGCGCATTCCAGACGTCTGCTGTCATGTGCAGGTTGGTTGTTATATTCGTGTTCATGACAAATCTTTATTTTGTTAATGATTGGCTTAATCCCTTAATCTGCAGGCATCAATCACGATTTTCTGTAGGTTCTTGTCGTGCTCCAAGGCTCCACACATCATTTTGGCGAGCACTTCATCGTTGCCATCGCAGCCTGATGCCAGGCCGCAACCATCACCATCATAACACTCACTCGTTGCTATCAGGACAAAACCTCTTTCCTTATCCTGCTGAGCCCATTCGCCCAGCAGTTTAGTCACCTTCTGTATGAATTCCAGTGGTCTGAAATTCTCCAGAATCTCAGAATCTGTACCCACGCCTATTTTCTTAGCATGAGTAACTTTCTTATTGTTCTTCATCGCTCACTCCTCCTTTCTTGTCTTTGGTCCAGCCTGGGTGCAGGAGTTCCGCTTCTGCTCCCGTAAGTACCCCCCCCGCTTCTCGGTATCTCTCAAAGATTTTGTGGCGGTCGCTCTGGATGGTATTGTTGTTGAGTGTCCAAAGATTAGTCTCCTCGACCTTTGCCTTGTCTCTGCGAAATCCTGCCTCATTGCGAAGCTTTCTACAATTACGGAGTTCTTCCTGATATTCATTTTTGGCCTTCTCGAAAGCATTACGGGCACAGCGGTAGCTTTCCCCTGCTTCATCCTCCATGCGTTCAATACTGTCCAGCTCACTCTCGTAGTTCCGGCTTATAGCCTGCAGCTCTGCCTGATGGCGCTTGCGCTCGTCAGCAGCTCTCACGATGTTCTCCTCCAGCTGAGCATGAAACAGCTCTGTAGTCATTCTGCTCACCATCACGCTACCTCCCCTCCGAAAATGAAACCACCAATCATGACAACAGCCATCACAGCTGCGAAACCAACCATGGTGAGCACAACCTCTCCATAGGTTACGGTCTCCTCGCAAAGGCAGGAGAAGGTCTCGCTCTTGGTCTTGGCGAGCTTCTTGATTTCACACTTGAGGGTATGGATGCCCTCGTTCACGTTGATGCCTGCAGGTCTCACCTGCGCATCACTTAATAAAATAGAATTCTGCATATTGCATCGTCTTATAACCATGAACAGCCGATTGTATAAAAGGGTGGCGGCTGCATTCCCCGTTGGTTATAAGACGATGGCTTATCCGGAAGGACAAATCAGATCTTACGGTTCATGCAGCCGCCATTTATTGGGCATATCTATTTTCCCAGTTGGAAAAAATTATTTTCCCAGTTAGAAAAAAAAGATTTTCCTAGGCATAAAAAAAGCCTGCGGCTAAGAAGCCATAGGCGATAACGGTCGCCTTGCCGGATAGTTTACTATCGTCTTATAACCGTTGGCAAAAGTACGAAGAATATTTGGAACCGCCAAAAAAAAAGCGAGAAATTTTGAAATAAATGACTTTTTTATGTTTTAGAGCATAAAACAAGGGGTTGAGGAACGAAAAAGGAATGAAAAGGAATGAAAAAGCCCCGGATGCTCACGCACCCGAGGCTGACAGTTATTTTTGAAAATAAACTTTTAAAGGGATTGAATTCTCCACATTGCCAATTTTGAAAGAGAACTGATAGTTGCCCTCTGCAGGGAACTGGAGGTCGGAGAACTCAAAGATGAAGTTGCTGAAGAGAAACTCATCTGAAGGGTGTGGCTCAATCTTGGAATTGATGGGCTGGCCAAGAATCATCTTGCCAGTGCTCATCTCTGTAACCTCTGCCGAGAACTCTTGCTGAAGTTTGCTTTCCTCGCTGTTCATCTTAACTCTCGCTACCATGAAGAGGTTGTTCTTAGGCAGCGGTGCTTTTCTTACCACATAGTGGTCAAAAGTGCCCACGATGGTAAGTTTGCCGTCATTATCTTGTGCAAAGTCACACAATGCAAGAATATCTATGTTCATTTTATATGTCCTTTAATGTTAGACTCGATAGCCGAGTGTTTGAAAAGTTTTTTATAATTGTCGAATGAATATTTGAGTTTGCTCACCGTGCGCTTGTTTGTGCTCACTAGGTTGGCTCCATGTCTGCCAGAGATGCCCTCCTTGGTATTGAACTTCAGAGAATTTCTTTTGGAGTCAACCCAAAGCCTGATGGCATCGCCTTGTATCTTGTCACCCACATTGCCATGGACGTTGAGATCTTCTCGTATTTTCTTGTCCTCTTTGTTGAGCTCAAGAGCTTCGGTGATTTCTACGGAACTATTTCGGTCTAGTTCGTATAATGTCATCTTTTTGCCCGTGATAGGTTCCTCTTTGAGTCCCTTCCACTCAGCCCTTCTGGCAATGACATCAGCTTTTTTGCCCTCTATGATTTCACCTTCTTTGATATATATAGCCATTATTGGAGACTTTTTTGCATTGATTTTTCACTGAAAGAGAATACCTCAGCCATATCATCAGGCGAGGTGATGCTCATGAGCGATGGGCTGACCTCAAGAGCCACCTCAATGTCTTCAATGGAAGCATCTTTATCTTGTTTGATGATGTACTTATCCTCATGCTCTTCAATCTCTTTATCAAACTCTTCTTCGGTAATATTGCCGTCAAGCATTTCGCAATATAGTTTGAAGTAGTTGCGCTCACGTGTGCGGTTGTTAACGGCACGAGTCATCAACTCCTTGAGTCTGTCGGCAGTACTGATGTTGAAAAAGTTAGCCTTATTGGTAACACCAGCGAATGCAACCTTGCCAGTACCTTTGTCTTGTATAGCCACAACAGGGCTGCCATCAGTTTGGTATGTTGTATATATAGTCGTTGTATTGCTCATAATTCACATCCTGTTTATATTAACATGGTGCAAAGATACGGCTATTTTTTGTAAATCGCAAATTTAATGATAAATTTAACAACAAAAATTGCAATAAAGATTGGAAAATGGTATATAAAGAATGCTCGACCGCTTTTTGGCTCTTGCCAGACGCTTTCGCCGCAGGCGAAAATTTTTGGAAAATGAGGGGGAAGGTTTTAGCCTTCCCCTTACCTTATTATATATATATTATAGCTTGCCTTTGTCGTGATAGCTGTAGAAGCCATCCTCAGCCAAGATGATATGGTCCATCAAGAAAAGTCTCATCACCTCGCACGCCTTGGCTATCTTCTGCGTGAGCATATCGTCCGCCTTGCTCGGCTGCGTGCTGTTCGATGGGTGGTTGTGTGCCACGGCGATGATGGTTGCATTGTTGAGCACGGCTTCTTTCATTATCAGTCGAACGTCCACCGCTGTCTCGGTGATGCCTCCCTCGCTGAGCTTGGTGCACTTTATCAGCCTAAAGTTTTGGTTCATCAGCACTACCCAAAAGCCCTCTGTCTCATTGCAGCCTATCATTGGGCGAAGATAGTTGTAGAGTGCCAGGCTGCTGCCTAGGTCGGTGTTTCTCGCTACCTTTTCCATTTGGTAGCGTCTGCCTAGCTCGATGGCTGCCTGTAGGGCTATCGCCTTGCAGTCTCCAATTCCTGGTACCACTTCCAGGTCTTCTATTCTCGCCTTGCCGATGTTGCGAAGCGAGTTGCCCATGATGTTATAAATCTGTCGTGCCTGCTCTTGGCTGTCCTTGGTACCTGCCCCTCTGTTGATTACCAAAGAAATCAAGTCAACGTTGGTAAGGGTGTCGAAACCTTGGTTATAGGCTCTGTACTGCGGTCTCTCCTCCATACAAAGATTGTTATAATTTTGTCTCATATCTTTTGTTATTTGTTAGTTATACATTCTCTTTGTTCTCGCTAGGAACATCGCTCCCATCACTTGTGCGCCACATTCGGCTAGCTCGTTGGCGAACTCTCGGGCGGTCGCTCCGCTCGTCACCACGTCGTCGAAGATGATGACTTTCTTTCCGCTGAAGTACTCTCTATCGAGTGCCACTCTGTAGTCGAAGCTCTCACACACTCTGTCTGTGCTGAAGTGCTTGGCTGTGCGCTCTCCATAGATGGAAATGTGCTCGTTTCCGTTCTGTACCTTTGCGCCTTGGCTCACCTTTTGGGCGAAGCGAGAAAAGCGCTTGGTGTACTTCTTTGAGTTGGCTGCTGGAGCGCAAACCATCACGAAGTCGCTGGCTTTGTCGCCATAGGTGTTGACGAAAGAGCTGACCACCATATCGGCAGCTGCGTCTGTCGCCCACTGCTTTCCATCCTTGAAGGCAAAGATGAAGTTTCTCACTTGCTCTGCTTGTGCTGAGCGGTCGAAACGCTTGGAGCTGTACTCGTAATAATTGAAAGTTTTCATACGCTTAAAATTTTTATTCTAGCCAGAGGTAGGAAGGAGCTTTTTTATTTGAACTCGTCTTTGCCTGCCCGTCTGAGAGTTTTTTTTATTCTGTCCGTCGGTCGTTTTTGTCGCTTTTTACGGTGCGATGCAGACGAGCGGAGAAGAGGTATGAAAGCCAAGGAATTTTGCAAAAAGTTTATGGAAAACCGTCATCTCTGATTGCGGAAGGCTGCCGAAAAGTTTTTGGAAAATAGATTTATCGGTACTTGGTGCATGCCGTCCGCCGTACCTTTGCACCCGAAAAAGAGATAATGACCGATGGATAACCGATAAAGGGAAAAGCTCTCGGACAGGAAAAGCGGGCAAAGAAAAGGCTCTGCCTTACCTTGGTGGTTAAGCCTTAGCGACGTTTGAGCGCCATCACGGTCACTACCGCTTGAAAATTCGCAAATTTTAACCATAGCGTATGAAATGAAAGATGGAAAATTTGCGTCATCAAAAACACCATGTTTTTCAGACTTTAGGAGGAAAAACATACCTTGGAGCGATGAAATCGCAGCATTTGGCATGCTTCGACCCCGAGGTTGAAGATGCCGAATGTGTTGTTTTGCGACAGGTTTTCCACACCCACGGATTGGAAAACCCCGATTTTATCGTGGTTTTAGGGATTCAAAGGGAAAATAATTCCCCTTTGTCGGCGATAGCACCCCCCACCGCCCTGCGCCCGAGCGCGCCCTCGACCCCCTTGGATTGGGCGGAATATGTAAAGGACCGTTAAAGAATTTGCAAGAATGTAAAACGTGTTTTTCATGTGGAGATAGTCACGGAAGGGCACGAAAAAAGGGAGCACGCTTCACAGCGCACTCCCCTCATCGGCGGTCAAGCAAGAATGCCAGCCACCATGTTATTTATCTAATAAGTAAATCGGTCAGAGTATCAGAGCATGGAACCACAGGAGACGTAGCCATCAGCCTGTGGGAACTTCTCCATGCCAATCATCAGAGAGTCGAAGGCATCGGAGCCATCGGTGCGAGCCTCCAGCTTGTCCTCTTCGGTCTCTGCCAGCTTTTCGCCTCGCTTATCCTTCTTGCCATTGTAGACACCAGCGAGTCGGATGGATAGGAGCATGTCCTCGTTGTTCTCATCATTGATCATGGCACGGTGGTCAGCCTTGCCCTGGAACATGCGGTTAATGAGCAGCATTTTTTCTATATGCCCCATCGGGTTGCCCATATAGACCTCGTTGACATACCAACCATGGTCGGTGAGATAGTTGGTGATGAAGGTGTGAAAGTCATCATTCATCAGGGCGTAGTTGTTGCCCACGAAGGTGGAGTCATAGTAGAAGTTGACCTCTTTGCAGCGATGATATTTATAGTAAGCCATGAACTTGTCGAGCAGGGCGGGCAGCTTCTCCTCATACTTGACAAAGATGCTCTTGAGCAAGCGTGCCTCTCCACGCAGGTTGTCTTGGCCAATGGCTATCCAGTTGATGAGGGCGTTGGCATCGAAGGCGATGCAGAGCGGACGGTCTGGGTCAACGTCTGCATCCATGCGTGAATCGACATGCTGCAGCTTTTCCACATCATACTCCAGTCCATCGAGGTAGTCGAGGTTTGGAGCAGAGTAGAGGTTGACATCTCTAAGGTTGGAGTAGAAGCCATCGAGCGAGATGGAAGGTCGCTTGCACATGATTGATGTCTGGAAGGTGAGTGCAGGGAGGTCACGTTTCATCTGCTTGATGAACTCCATGCCCAGGACCTCGACATTATAGACGGATGAGTACTCCTTGTAAAAGAGAGCCTTGGAACGCAGTTGTGCCAGGAGCAGCCCAATCTCTTTGAGTCTGCGCTTGGCATATAGGCTGATGTGGCCAGAGGTCTTGATGCGGTTGCGTATGTCATACTCCTCGACCACGAGTGATGATATCGCCTCTATGAGGTGAGGGTCGCAGTCTTTTTTATAGTTGAGGAACCAGGAGCCTTTTTTAGTCACGGGCATATCTGAAGTAATGAGCATGCCATGGTGATAGTAGTGTTGGCCAAAGAGGTTGACATTGCCTCGGTTGGCAGGGAAAGTCTCGTCTTTGAGCTGCTCGAAGTCGATGAACTTAGCCTCGTCGATGTCGAGGTAGTCGAGCGAGAGGGAGTTAGATGTGCCCTTGCGGTCTTGTGAGATGATGGTGCCGATGGAGCCGTTGTAGAACGATATGGTGTTCTCCCAGTTGGAAGGAGGGATGACAGGATCAGGCCACCCCAACTTTTTGGGCGGTTTGATGCCGATGACATAGTGCTTGCCACGGTGGAAGCCCCATCGCTCCCAGTGCTGTAGCATGGACGGTATGGTGTTGGTGAGGCATCGCTTGGTATTGGCGGAGACGAAGCCGCCATTGCTGCCAGGCATGCGCTGCATGTTGCGCAGGTTGAAGGTGGCATGGAGAATGCTCTTGCCAATGCCTCGACCGCCCACGACCACGTTGTCGCGAGCGGATATGAGGTTGACCTCTTGTTGCGCAGGGTTGAAGTATTGCTCTATCATGTTGTGCCCTCCTCTTGTTTGATTTCCTCTGTAGGTGTATACTCCAGCAGCTGCTCGTCATAGTCTTCGCTCTCGATCTTGATGAGATCCATGGAGTTGTCGGTGTATTTTTTGATGAGCTTCTTGATGGTGCCCATCACGTTAGGTATGCGCTTGAGACCGAGATGGCGAGGGTCTGAAGTAGGTATGAAGACCTGAGGCTGTATCTGGTCATAGCCGTTGTCGACAGGATCTTCTTTGTCGAGCAGGTGATATTTGCCGTATGCGGCGGCAGCGGCAGCCATGGCTCTGGCATCGCCCATATTGTCTGCCTTCTCGTAGGTGCGCTGAATCATCTGGTCGAAGCGGTACCGGGCAAAGTCCTTGGAAACCTTCTGCAGGTTGCCCAGTATGAGCTTGATGAGGTGCAGGTCATTATAAGCCATCATGCGCTGCACCTTGTAGTCCTGCATATCCTTGAAGACAAGTTCCTGGTCTGTCTTGCGTGGATTGATGAGCCACCAGGCATAAAGAGCCCGGATGCGCAGAATGCGGTCGCGCACGGGTGCGGGAACATTCTGTGCATCCATCTCTTCGGGTGTGCGGTCCATCAGGTCGATGATGGCATCGATGTTGGCTGGTTCTCTCATATCTTGATCTCCTCTATCATTTTATTCAGATATTCATGTGTGCGCTGTACGGCTTGAGGTGAGCCGGCTGCAGCCAGCTCCAGCTCATTCCTGCGAATCTGCTGCCTGACTTTTGCCATGCCCAGATAATAGACGCGCCGGAGCTCTGATGCAGGGTCGAGAATCTCATCACGCAGAACATCCTCCTTAATATCCAAAAGAACGGACATCTCCGAGATCGGAGTCAGGTTCTCTGCCAGCTCTTGCACTTTGTTGAGTAACTCCTGAGTAATTTCCATTGATTCTTAAGCTTTGATTGTCACAATGACTGGTATATCCATTGAACAGGTCGGCAAAGACCTGTGGTTCCGTGGTGATGATGGTACTCTCGTCACGGCTGCCGTATGTCTGGTTTTGGGACGTGACGACCGAAACAACATGCTGATCATTCCGGAAAAGCGTCACCTTGGAATGGTTCTCGCCCAGATAGACATCATCGAAGCATGCCGACATAAGCCGCCACAGGTGTACGGTCTTCTTGCTCGCCTTCACATCCAGCAGCATCTTTGCCGACGAGATGCTGCCCGAATCCCGCATCAGGCGGAAACCTCTGAGGAACTCCTCGGAGGTAGAGTAGGAAGACACCCACACATCAGCAGGACCAATCTGTGAAAGGATCCACTTGATGAGTCCGAGTGTGTGCAGGTGCCGTCCGAAGTATGCCTGTGTCTTCACCTCATCGATGGGCTTGAGTATATCGGCAACTTTAACCCTGGCTGGCATTTTCGGCGAGTCTGGCTTTAGCTACCCGGTCACGGTCGGCACGTGTCACTTGGTATGAGTCGTAGGTGAGCATATCGGCACGATACTTCTTGTCGAGGTCCGAAAGAATCTTCAGATGCTCGTATCGGTCGCACGGTTCCTTGTCTTCCATCGCCTTGAGCGTCTCGAAGGTAGATTTGATTTCCTTGTATCGCTTGGCGTTGATATCCCAGAGGTCGGCTACTTCCTTGGGCAGGAAATCGTGATCCTTGCGCTTGCCCTTACGGATAACAGCCACTCCATCGCTATCCGAGGACGGGAGTTCTGTATCATCGGTAGAGGCATTTTCCTCGATGGAATCGCCGTTTTTCTCCGATTTTCCCTGATTTTCTTCGTTATTCTCTGCTTCTCCTTCGGCAATGATAGCCTGGGCTTCAGGAATCACGATATCGTTCATCTTCCTGACCTCCTCGATGGTCATGTTGTCGAGACGGATCTTGAGGAACTTATTCAGTTCATACTCTATGTTGGTGCGGTATGCCTGGGGCTGTCGGGTTGCTCGGACATGATAGAACCGGTTTCGGTTGAGACGGAAGAGCATATCTGCTCCCTTGATGATTTCTGCATCCGATTCGTGCTTGGAGTTGAGCCACTCCTGCATCTGTCTGGTAAATTGATGATCCATATTCAATATATAATAAGGTGAAAACAAACAAAGGCGGCTCAGGCACGAAGCGAGAGCCACCTAAGCAAATCAGTATGTGTAGTTATGTAAATTTGGGCAAATCTTACGCGTGATCGGTTGCTTCCCAAGCAGAGCCATCGCTGCCCTTGATATCACCTTCATCTGTCTCAAGCTTGCCATCATAGTATGGAGCAGGGCAGAAATCGGTAGCCTCTACGCTGAGAGTTGAGGTTTTTGAGTCGGTAGCTCCGGCGCCGCTGTTCTGGGCAAATGTGGTCTTCACCGGGAACATCTCGTTACCGAGAATGCGGAAGCGGCCATTAGGATCCTGCTGGGCATAGACCAGTTCGTCATTGATCGCCATACGGCCGAAACCGGTAATATCGGCATCTGTGCCGCCGATGATATACTCTGCCTTGTTGAGGAAGGTAGCTGATGGAGCTTCGCCCTGAGTCTCCGTGGTGATGGAAGACTTGAGTGCTACGAGGTCAACTGCGTGCCACTTGGCATCAGCGGCAAGAGTGAAGTCACCCTTATAGGTGGCGAGTTCCTCCAGTCCCTTGGTTGTATCGCCAGGATCAGGAAGCTTTGGCCATGCAAGAATCTGCGAAAGCGGGATGGCCAGGAACTTCGGCTTAATGCCGGGACGAATAATCGTACCCGGACATTTGCGCACAGATTTATATAAATCTTTGTTAGTACATGCCATATTTTAATCTCCTATATTATATAAGGTGAAACATTAGACGTTTCCGTCAGCGGTAGCGTCCTTGTCACTCTTTTTGCCGCCAGTCTGGCTGGCAGATGATGTGGCTGCCTTCTGGATGAGTGGCTTGGTACCATCATCGGTGATGAACAGGGCTCGCTCCTTGTTGATGCTCTCAAACTGGGTACCGAAGAACTTGGTAGCAATAAAGTCGAGTTTCCATGGGTGATACTTCTCGACCTTAATCTGCTCAGCATCGTTGTTGTTGATCTCGTTGACGCCCACCAGCATGTTGCTCTTGGTAGTAAGTTCAAAGAAAGGAGCATCCTTCTTGTTGGAAAGGACAGCGAACTCAACGTTGCCGAAGCCTTCTACGGTGAGGTGGTTGTAATCCTTGTTGTAAGGAGCAGCACCAAACTTCTTGAGGAAGGCACGGTTGTAGAGGTTGACGAATGACTGAGGAACGTAAAGGTAAACCTTATCCTCTGCCATCAGCTCTTCATCGGCGAATTCACAGATGCCCTGTGCGAAATCAACGGCGTTGTCGTCGTTGATGGTCTTGTTGTCGCCCAGGATGTCTGCAACCTTGATGAGGTTTCCGAGGCCACTGGAAAGCTTGCCGGCATCCAGTTCGGTCTTGGCAATGGTATCGAAACCATTGAAGAGGTCAACAGAACCTGTTCCTGTAGGGTTGCGTACAGCCTTGAACAGAACCTTGTCGAGGTTTTTGCCGAGCTTCAGGGCGAGGAGCTGAAGAACCTGCAGCGTGATAGGCACATTCTTCAGGGCATCGCCATTAGTGACGTTGGCGCCCCAGATGGTGGAATAAACTGAGTTAGGTGAGAACTTGATATCGACATTGCCAAAGAACACCTCCAGGGTACGAGGTGTAATCTTGACATTGCCGTCAGCTACGCGGTTCTCATCGTATGGACCGAACTCAGCACCGCCTGTAAGTTCGCCTACGGTCTCTGATACACGGATGCCTGGGCGAAGAGTCATGTAGCTGAGTGACTTCTTCAGACCTCTGGTAGGCATGGTGATTAACTTATTACGGTAGATCTTTGCCGTCTTTTGCAGCTGTTCCTGTACGTCAACAGGTGCAACAAATTTATCATTCTCTGCCATATTATGCAAAATCAATTAAAACGTCCGATACTTGATCTGAGCAGAAGTCCTGAGCCTTGTTGTCATCTACGGCAGTGTGGGTTTCGCCACCCGGTTCTTTCTCCAGATCCCTTACTTTCTCTTCAAGGTCTTTCTTATCCTTCTCCAGGTTCTTGACCTTATCCTCCAGTTCCTTCTTCTCGTTCTTGACCTTATCGAGTTCCTCGTCCTTGGTCTTGATCGAGCTGGAGTCGGCAGCAATCTTATCCTCCAGCTTCTGCATCTGCTCCTGGGAGATGGTGCAGTCCTTGGCTGATTCTTCTGCCTCAATGCCCTCTACGTTGAGAACATTGTTGATGTGAGTCCATTTCTTAATCATATCTAAAACATTTTTGTGTGAGTTTTCCTTTCCGAAGATTCGTCCCAGGAAGCCCGGCTTCTTCTCATACCAGGAATTGACGACCTCTGGCAATGCTGGAAGATTGTTGTACTTGATGAAGTTCTGTGTTGACTCCGTGATTTCAGCCGGCTTGCCATCCATCGACTCATCCACTAAACCGAGATCGATGCACTCATCCACGGTATGCCATTTGGCTTCAGACATCACCTTGATGATATCCTCGTGCTTCTTTCCCGAGCGATCGCAGTAAACATTGGCAATGATATTGTCTATCTTCTGCTGGTCTTCCTGCTGCTTCTGCAGCTGCTCGATGAGGGAACCGATTTCTTCCTCATTGAGGGCGCTCCATACAAACTGCTCCGTGGAACACTTATGAACCAGGAGCAAACTGTACTTGTTCATTCGGATCTTCTTGGCGCCCATCGCACAGATGGTGGCGGCAGATGCAGAGAAGCCCGCCTGAAAGTCAACCGTCACATCGCCATGGTCCTTGAACATCTGACAGATGGCGAGACCTGCGGAAACCGCACCGCCCGGCGAATCGATGGCTACATCGACGTGCTTGCCTTTGTTGTTATTAAGGATATCGTGGACCATAAACTTGGTCCACGACCCTATATAACCGGTGATAGATATTTGATATTTCATACAACTTAGCGAATTTGATTGCCGCAAAGTTATATAATAAGGAGAAGAAATAAAAAAACTTATTCTATGATTTGGAGCGGTCTGATGACGTCTGTCCAAGTCGCTGTATAGGTAATCAGGGAAGATTCCGTATGTGAACTTGGCAGGTTTTCGGTACGGGTGAGTACCGGATATGGTCGGCGGTCGCAGCCCATAAGGTAGCGAATGCCATCTGCCGTGGTGATTCTGAAGGCTAGAGGTCGGTAGTTCGGATCTATCTGCTCGCACGACTTGAAGGTGAGCTTGGAGGTGAAAATGCGGACTTTTGACTCTACTTTGTCGGAAATCTCACAACTTGACGGAACTTTGCATTGAATTGACCGGAAGTTAGCAGCCGACGGTACAATGCATCTCTGATCCATAGGGAAGACGACCCTTTTGAGGTTTTCTGCCTCTGTCATCTCAATCTTGATGATGTTTTTGATGTATGCCATATTTCTAAGTTGTTTGGTTATTTCGATTATTTTCATTCTGTTCGGAGTTGTTCGCCGAAACGGAAAAAATTGTATTAATCTTTATGAAATCTTGTTGTAGAGTTTAAATTTATGCCCTTTTTTGCGTGCTGATCGCGCATTCTGTAGAAGCATTGGCGCACGGTATCCTCATAATCAATGCCAATGCCATGTTGCTCGCACCAGGCTGAAATGAGTGATGAAAGCTTGCATGAGCGGTCAGCGATGTCCTTCAGGGATGCCCAGAGGTCTATCTTGAAAAGGTCGGTGATCATCTCCTTCACGGCTCTTCTGGCACGTGGGCCCAGGTAGTTGTACTCACGTATTGGCTTTGCCTTGGATTCCGGAAGCGAGATGGCGATATACTCATTAGGGTGAATGAGCCATCGGCTCTGTTCGTACTCCTCATCTTTGAAGGTATTCGTCACGCTCTGGTGCAGTGAGGCGGCATCCGCCTTCTCCATCTCTTCCTGGCTCTCCTGTTCTACTGGCGACATTCTAGCCTGAGGCGGTTTACTTGTGAACCGACGTATGACGGCAACCTCGTTGCCGATGATAGGGAAAATAATTGGATTTCCATAACTGTGGTATGCCCATTGCCTGATATGAGCAGGCACCTTGATGTAAACTACTCTATTCATATGCCATTTTTCGGCAAAGATACAAATAAAAATTGAGATAACTAATAATTATTAGTAAAAAGCTAATATTTCTTAGTAAATTTGATGTGATGTAATTTCGTCCGAAAAGTTTGTATTTTTGTATCGTGTAACTTTGGCTTTATAACTATCTGATAATCAGTGCTGTTTTCTTGATACATTTTTCAGATACAAAAAAGTGGGCCAAAACAAAGTTGTAACATAACCTATATGAAGAAGTAAGCCGCTGATACAAAAATGGTTTGTTACAAACTCCTAAAAGTTTGTAACTAAGTTGTAACGCAACTTTGTAAACGTCCAAAATTGGATTTAACCTCCTCTTTTCTAGTTATTTATACCTTCTTACTAACATTCTGTTACAGAGTTACAAAAGATTTGTATAATAAATAAGAAAGGGGAGTGGGGAAAACAGCGGTAGGCGGGGGAAAAGGGCTAAAATGAGCCTGTCGGGCAGGGCTGGCCATACCTGGTGAAGACGAAAAAGGGAGCGATGAACAGATGCTCATCACTCCCTCGTAACATGAGAAAAGAAATATAAAAATCAGCGAATTTCGCTTGAAAATTTTGCCGAAAATATTTGCATAATTCAGATATTTTTTTGTACCTTTGCACTATAACTTGGGGCTATATACCCTATTATATATGTAGGGGGTTAGAAAGGTTCGTTACTATTAGTATCTATCTTGCTCCAGTCGATTGTCGATTGATAATCACCCTTTTTTGCTTGAGTTTCTTCTTTTGGAGAATCACTCTTCTTGCTTCTGAGATAAATCATCTCAACCGGGCTTCCATCAGGATGCGCTGGATCTCTTCTGATAATGCGATGCTGGCTGTTACAGAGGTCATCCGGGTTCAGGGCTTCAATGTATGGGCATAGCTCCACAAATGCCTTCAGCTTCTTGGTAAAGCTCTGTGTCGTTGCTTTGTTAAGGCCAGAGAACTGTTTGAAGTCTGTAAATGCCTTTTCTCTTACGACAAACTCGTCGAGTCTTCCACTCTCCTCAGAGAAATAAGAACTGGCCCAATCCTCGAAGTTTACACCCATATCAGCTTTAAACTTGCGCTTAACGATATTCTCCATAGGTGGCAGTATCTTTACGGGTTCTCCCACGAGAGATATGTAGAAGCGGCAGCATTGCAGGAAGAAGTTGATATCTGCGTTCCATTCGGCCTCAGAATAGGTCTTGGAAAATAGATCCTTGTCGAAGTCATCTCTGATGCTTCTGGTCTCCTGGTAGTCATTATCCTCCGTGCGCTGATGATAATAGTCTGAGAACACCATATACAGCAATCTCGCCTCTGAAGACGGATCGAAATCTGCCGGCACATAATTAGTAGTGAAGGCAATTTTCGGGCTATCCTCGAAAGGTATAGTGAAGCTCTGGTTGTTCTTTGGGTTTACAGTCATATCTGAAGTAATATTATCATAGAAGAGTCCTGTGTTGAGATACCGGTCACAGTCATCGAGCAGCAGCATCTGGGTGTGCTGGGTTACCTGGTCGAAGACATGAGGGTTGTCCATCAGTTTCGGGTTTCTACCGGACAGCTTAACGGTCTTCATCAGCAAAGAGAGTGTCTTGAAGAAGAAACTCTTACCCGAACGGCCGTTGCATTCGTTGTCTTCACCGATTTTGTTGTCCATGGCCATAGGCGCCCATGCTCGTGAGGGAGACTTGTAATGATGAAGCATATACCCGAATGTGAATATCTTGTTGATGAGGTTCTGTTTCTGTTCGGCAATCTCGACATCGGTCAGGCCTTCACCTGCGATATCGAATAGGTGAGCCTTATGATATGCTTCTTTTTCATCAACGCTTCTCTCCTCGAAGTTGTATTCCAGTTCCTTGCGCCAGTAGGTGCGTGAGGCGTTGATCAGATAGCCAAAGAAGTGAGAACTCACGTTCTTGACCTCGATATCAAACTTCGGTCTGCCATCCTCATCGATGGTACGCGTGATGGTGAACATATCATCGAGCTTCTTGAAGTTATGATCGATGACGTTCTCCTGCCATACGTAGTTCTTGAGCGAGCTTCCTTCACGCTGATACTCAATCAGGCCATCCTTGGTTACCTCTATGCTGACACGAGGGAAGAAGAACAGCTGGGAGTGATTGGTGTAATTGGTGAAGTCAAGCGTTATTTCCTGGAGTGAATCGAGCGCAGCGCTGGAGAGCTTCGGGGTATTCAATACCAGGTTGAGAATATCTCGCTTTTCTGCTCTGTCGATGACCCATTGTCGGCAGAACTCACGGATATCTCTTGTGGTGATGAGCTTCACGATGTTACCGGTGATTCTTACATACTTCGTGATGGTGGAGTTCTCGTCGTGGAGCGTGTAGAAACCGTTAAGGCGAAGGAAATTGTAGAGGCACGCTGTATCGATATAGTGGTCCCAGGTGTTGGACTTCTTGTTGAGCTTGCTCACCCAGAAACGGGCAGGCATGGCCAGCGTCATCAGATTGCGGAAGTCCTTGCGGGTATTGCGCAGCTCCATCCAGTCACGGAGATCCTTGCGGCCTTTTCCTCGGTTGTCGTGGTAGGTCCTGAGCCATTGTGGCAGCCAGATGGTATGTATGTCAATGTAGCGCAGGGCAAGTTCCGTTCCCTTGGAGATGCCGGTCTCGTCGATGTCCGGTATATTATAGAGCACTTCCACATACTTCATGATTTCTCTGTATTCCTCCTCGCTGAGCTTGTAGGTCTCAGAGTTGAACCATAGAGGGTGGTAACCGAGAGACTTGCAGCAGAGGCTGTCTCGTTCTCCGCTGCAGATGAATGCTTCAGGAAGTTTCTGCTCTTTATAGACCTTCGATTCATCGACGTTGGTCTTGTTGAATTCAGCCATCTCCTTGGCGTTGAACTCATGGTATGCTTTCTTGAGCTCAGCCAGACCATTGATGTACTTCTTAGGCTTGACACCATCAGGAGTATATGAGAATCTCCACTGTTTGCTGAAGTTGAGTGGTTCGTATATCTTGTAGAATTTTACTTCCGGTTTCTCTCCTTCAGCTGGAGAAACCAGGCACTCACGCATGAAGATAGGGTAGTGCTCATTGCTGTATTTGATCTTGACCTTGCGGTCTTTGACATATCCAATCCATTTGGCTGAATGCCAGTTGAGGGCATCCACATGTTCCTGCTTCACGTTTGGACCAAGAACCTTCAGTTCATCTTCCGTGAATTTATCATTGAGTTCAAAGATGCGGGTACCATCTTTCTCATCGATGGTGGCATCACGTTCTGCAAAAGTAGGCTTGTTTACATCCTTCTTGAGCTCATCGGTAACGTTATACTCTGCTGCCAGGCGAAGGATGGCATCAGGGAAACGGTCGATATTCTTCTCCTTCATATAGAGATCGATAGGAGATTCTGCATTTCCTTCGCCTCCAAAGTCTGTTACTCTCCAGCATTCCTTGTACTTCTTCAGGGAACACGATGGGGTATTCTCCTTTCGGATGGCAAAGTGCTTCTTGGGCGTTCCTGTGCAGTATTTCTGCACGCATTCTTTGGCGTCCGGGTATAATGCGATGATTATGTCCAGTCCGTCATCGGTTGCCTGGTAAATCTGTTCTGCTTTGATCATATTTCTTTTCCTTTAAAAACTGCCTGCAAAGATAAATGTTTGCAGGCTCAAAACAAAATACTTGCTGCCGATAGCCTTAATGCCTTAGGATATGTAGCTTTACGGCTTTGTTGACAGCATTTGGCTGAGATAGGTTGATTTCTGAGAGAATGCGGCTTTCGAATTCCGCTTGTGTCTCGAATCTTTTACGTAGTGGGGGGGTAAGGAAATCTATGATAGCCTTATACCCTGATTCCAGTGTCATTATTGCTTTCATATTCGTTTATTTTTTCAGGTGTACATCCGAGTGGTTCAGAGCTATGCTCTATATATCTGCGAAATAGGGGGCAGTATCTTCCGTTGATACAGTTCACCCCTATTGGGCAGCTTAGACATTTACTTGGAGGCATCTACTTGTACGTTAAATCTATCGTCGTGGAGAAGTAGCTTGGTGTGGATGTATTCTGGTCGCTGCTCCTCTTCGTTCCATCTGATATCCCGGAAGTCTCTACCGCCTACCTCACATTCGGAAGCATTCCCGGTTTTATCCCATTCGACAATATGATCTTTCCCATCTTTGGTGGGAACTACACCTAATATACATTTGCCAAAACGGTCGTTTCTAACTTCATATATAGTAGCATCAGGGAATTTTTCCTTGATGGCATCCTCTATAGACATAGTTTTAACCTTTCTTTTCATTGTTTCTCATTCTATATTTAACAATTCCTTCTACAATTCCGTCTTCAGCGTCATCGTAGAAAAGATTAACCTCAGATTTGCCTTTATGGAAAGGTCCGTACGACACATCGACCGGAACGCTAGCGTCCTCGAAGTCCTTCTGGATGTACTTCAGCTGTTCGCTGTTGCACTTGATAGTCATCTTTCCCATTTACTTCTCCCATTTACCCTCGTTGATAACCTCTTCTACCATCTCACGCTGGTATGGCAACCAGTTGTTCTTCTTGATCTTGTCGTAGATGCCTGATGCCGACATGCCGAATTTCAGCTGCAGAGCCAAAATGAACTTGTTGCGCTTGTTACGAGGAATCTCGTTGTACCAGTCGCGCAATGAATTTTTTTCATCACTTTTTTGCATATTTTCTTTCATATTTCAAATATTATTATTAACTTTGTTGCAAAGTTACAAATAAAAATTAGAAAACGCTAATATCTTTTAGTAGAAATACTAATAGATATTAGTTAAATATTATTAATTAAATTGTGTTGTTATGTATAACGGTCAGGTACTCAGAAAGTTAATAGCAGAAGCTGGTTTAACCAAGAAACAGTTCGAAGAACAGGTTTTTCAGGGAAAATCAACTGGCTTGTATCATGTTGAAACGGCAACGAGTGTCACTTGCAATACCCTTGAGCGTATGCGTGATGTACTCAAGTGCTCGATGGATGACTTCTTTACCACTCCCGAGTGGGCCACGAAAAAGACGGGAGAAGTCATTGGTTCTAATAATGTTCTCTCGAATGTTAGGATTAACAATAGTAAAATGGAGACCCAGTATCTCAAAGAGTTAATCCAGGAAAAGGATAAACGCATCAATACATTGGAGAATTATATAAAACTTCTCGAAAGTAAGGATAAAAAGGACTAAATTCAAACGAAAATTAGTGCTTACTGATTTTTTTTAGTTCTTTTCTCCCCTATATATAATAAGGTATATCATATTATTAATGTGTTGGTTATGATATTGGGCATCTAAAATCTTATCCGGCGGTAGTAGGCTTGTCATCAGTCCTGCCGCCGCAACCATGCAAATCGGGTAGAAAGTTGTACTTCAACATTCTATCCGATTCTTTTTTTATCCCTATATTTATAATTTAACACTAAATATTTGCATATATCGAATAAAACTACTAATTTTGCACACAGATATTTTTATGTGCAATCATTTTAATTAGGAGGGACTTCAATATGTCAATTTCCAAAACAAGACAAAAGTTAGTAGATGTCGCCCGACAACTGTTTGCAAAGAACGGTATAGCAAATACCACTATGAATGATATTGCTGTAGCTTCTGGTAAGGGTCGCCGTACGCTCTATACGTATTTTAGCAGAAAAGAAGATGTCTATTATGCTGTGATAGAATCAGAGTTGGATCGTTTGTCTGAGAGACTCGATGAAGTTGCCTCTTGCAAAATGCGTCCTCAAGATAAAATCATAGAGCTTATTTATACACATCTCAGTATGATTAAGGAAACTGTAGTTCGTAATGGTAATTTGCGAGCTGAGTTTTTCCGTAATATCTGGATGGTAGAGAAGGCTCGCAAGAATTTTGATGAGGATGAAATTGAGATTCTGAGAAAGATTTATTCTGAAGGAAAGGAAGACGGTGAGTTTGACATTGATAATGTTGATCTCGTTGCAGATATTACTCATTATTGTATCAAGGGCTTGGAAGTACCATTCATCTATGGACGATTGGGACATGGACTGAATGTAGAATCCAGCAGACCTCTTGTTGCCAAGGTAGTATATGGTGCCTTGGGTAAATCTGGATTGAAATTGTAATTTATTGATAATTAATTAAATATAAAAGAAATGGGATTATTAACAGGTGTCACGGCTCTAATAGCCAAACACCTGATAATCAGCCCTAAAATGGGGTTTTTCTACTGCGCCAAACCCCTAAAAATGGGTGAAATGTGGTGTGTTTTGGTAGGTTTAGGCGCAAAAATCAGCAAATTTTCAGCAAATTTTTAAGTCTGGCTTATGGCAAAATCTCGTTTTCGCTTAGATGTTCGTAGGGCGTTAAAAGATGGTACGTACCCAATCCAGATTATAGTAGGGCACGGCACTAACATCTATCTTAGTACTGGTGTCTATGCCTCGGTCGGTGAGTGGGATGCCTGGACACAACAATACATCGGCAAAGGGGCACGGCGCATTAACGCCGCCCTCGTTTCTATGCTCGCAATGGTTACTAACCGCATCATGGAATTAAAAGAGACTGGGCAATGGCCGAAACTATCACGTAGGCAAATCAAACAGATGCTTACCGACTTGGAATTGGAAAAGCCCACCATTGATGTACCTACACTTAGTGACGTATTTTCGTCTATGTGTGAGGGGCGTGCCGATCCCACTAAGGGAATAACCAAAAGTGCATCGTTAAAGATACAGGCATTTGGCTATGATCCGGCAAAGTTGCACTTTGAGCAAATAACGACTACGTGGTTAGATGATTTCTACGTGTCAATGTCTGGGCTATCCGTTAATACGAAAGCGGCGTACATGAAAGCTATTAAGCGTGCGTTTAACTGGGCAATAGATCACGATATAACGACTAATGACCCTTTCAGGCACTACCGTATTAAGATAGAAGAAACTCGTATGAGGGATTTGCCGATAGAGAAAATGAGGCAATTAATAGACTTGCCATTACAGGGGCTTTATCCTGAATATCGTGATTTGTTCATGCTTACCTTTTACCTGATAGGCATTAATACGGTTGATCTTGCCGATTGCACGTTAGATAGCATCGTTAATGGTCGCTTGGAATACCGCCGACACAAAACAAATAAACTATATAGCATTAAGATTGAGCCGGAAGCAATGGAGATAATAAACCGCTATAAGGGCAAAAAGCACCTTATACGCTGCTTTGATAGGTACAAAGACTATAAAGCCTTACAGGGTAGCGTTAATAACGCTTTGGCTAAAATAGGCCCTGCCCGGTTGGATGATAACGGCAATTTCATATTTACTGGGAACAATCGAAAAGTAATGCAACCTTTAGAAAAGGGGCTATCTTTGTACTGGGCACGCTATTCCTGGGCTACGTATGCCGCCGACTTGGATATACCAAAGGACACTATCAGTGAGGCTTTGGGACACTCCCACGGCGCAAAGGTTACAGGTGTGTATATAAAGTACAATAGGGATAAAGTAGATGCCGCCAACCGCAAAGTTATAGACTACGTATTAGGTAAAGCAAATCGCCCGGGCTAACCTCTCGGTCGGCTCCGGGCTTGCACTATTCAGAAAACAGATTTTATTTTTTTCTCCGTAGATATAAGAATATAGCGTAAATAATCGCCGCTACGCAACATAAAAAGCCGATATGGTAAATTGTACGCTGATACCATTTTAAGGCTTTCACGCCTTGTTTCTGTGGCTCTCTGTTGGCTTGTTTGTTGTCTCGGCTCTGCACCCCATTTGCTTGCAGCTTATGGGTGTTGGTGCTGTCCTTGCTCTGGGTGACGTTCTCGGCTTTCTTCTGGGCGGCTTTCCTGCCGTGTTGGTATGATTTTACGCCATCGGCTTTCAGGTTGCCCAAAGTGTCGATCGTGAGCGTACCGCCATTATTGGCAAACTCGATATACCCCCAATCGCTAAAATACGTTAGCGTGGTCCGGTTGTCGGTTTTGATAGTACCTACGTGGAGGCTATCGGTTGCTAACTTGGTGGTGTCGGTTTCCTCTCTTGTAGTTGTGGATGATTCCGATACCACCTTTTTTGTTGTCTTGCAGCCTATCAGCCCAAACAGGGCTAATAGGCACATACAGATAGTTATAGACTTCTTCATCGGCTTATTACTTGATGTCTTTGTACTCTTTGGTAGCGTCGAACGATGGGCACGCCTTGGCTGCAAAGTCTCGGTGTCCGTGGATCGTGGCATTAGGGTAACGGTGCTTTAACTCTGTAAGCAACTTTACCAAAGCCGCCTTTTGCTGTGGTGTTCGGGTGTCCTTTGGTGTCTTACCATCGGATGCCAAACCGCCCACATACACTACACCAATACTATTTGTGTTGTGCTTCAGGCAATGTGCCCCCACCTCGCTTTCTGGTCGGCCTGGTTCTACCGTTCCGTCCAAATCTACTACATGATGGTAGCCAATTCCATTCCAACCTTTAGCCTTGTGCCAACGGTCGATGTCTGCCGCCTTAAAGTTCTTGCCCTCGGCGGTTGCCGTACAATGTACGATAATCTCATTAATCTTTCTCATATTAATAACCATTTTGTGGGTCACGTTTAGTGCAACCCTTAATTACACACTTATAGCGTTGTAGGTCTAATTCTAACTGCGCCTTTTCCTTGTTGAGCTGCAAAATATCTAAATTCTGCTTTCTCACTAAATCGGTTTGCTCTGCAAATCGTTGCTCTTTATCTTTGAGTTGAGTTTGCAAAAAGTCCATAGCCTCACGCAAAACATTAAATTCTGCGTTGTCGGCCTCGGCTTCCTCCTTTCGGCGGTTGGTCTTTCGATTCATCACATATTTAATCATTTCCCAACCGCCCAAAGCGGTAATAACCGATACTACTATTTCAATTATCTGCATGGCGCTCGATGCTGTTAAGTTCGTAAATTACTTTGCCGTCTCGCTGCTCGGTCACTACTACATACCTTGTAAGTAGCAATCTAAATAAGTCCATATCCAACCTATCGGATGATAGGGTAATGGGTTCTTTATCAGTAGTCGCCATTTCTAATTCTCTGCATTGTTTGATACCTCAATTTATGTTTGTTCTTAATTGCCAATACCTCGTAGTGCCCTTTGATGTACACATATTCTTTAAATACGTGTGGCTCGATCATGTTAAGCACTTTACGGCGCATAGCATATTCGTTGGTATGCCGTAGCAAACCTAAATATGAGTTGATACTACATACTGCGTGTAATACCTGACGCTCGTTGTTAGCCTTGTTTAGCCGTCTGACCGCTGCGACAAAGTTTGTTATTGTTCTGTTACAGGTATAGACACGTCCGGGTTTGACTATTGACCCGGTAAACTCCACGCCTTTGCTGTAATGTTGCAAATAAAACTTCTTCTCATTCAGTCGTAAACCTAACTTGGCTAATAGCTCACGTATCTTAGGCATTAACGCCAATAGCTTTTCTTTGTCCTTATGGATGCAATAGAAATCGTCCACATACCTGCCATGATGTTCTATACCCTCATTTTCGATAAACCAATCAAGCGTATTAAGTAAGAAGTTTGCGAATATCTGGGCAAACAGGTTGCCGATGGCTACGCTCTTACCCTCACCATTTGTAAATAGTGATTTGTTCTTATCCAACTTCTCCCAATAGCTCAAAGGGCTGTGCCGTTCACAATTCTTTTCCGGGCTGTGTAAAATAACGACACGGCAAAGGTAGCGCAAATCGTCTATGTCTTCGCCCTTGTAGTACTTGACTATAAAGCGATCTACCATTTCAGCTAATAACTTTTTGTCAATGCTCATAAAGAAACCTTTTAAGTCAAGTTTCATAATGTGGCAATCTTCCGTATAATTATTGCTGCACTGCCTTATATCTTCTTTCAGCGTATTAATACCATATAGCTGCCCTTTGCCTTTCCTGCAATTAAATGTACGCTCACTAAAGATGTTTTCAAATAACGGCGTTAGGCGCAAAGCTATGTAATGGTGTACGATTCTATCCTCAAAGGATGCTGCAAATACCTCTCTGTATCTTGGGCGTGTTACGACAAAGCAAATAGACTTACCGGGTTGGTACGTCCGGCTATTGATTCTATCACGCAATGCAATCAAACGGCTTTCGTAGTCCATTTCGTAAACAACTGCGCTTGCTGTTCGTCTCTTGCTATGACGGCAATCAAAGTAAGCATCTAAAAGCCACTCTGTCGTTACCATTGTATATTATCATTTGTCACGTTTCTGTCTTCTGTAAATAGTGCTGACACTGCCCTAACTCTGTTCGTGTTGCTGGCCTTAGTGTTCCAATTGTTCGTATTACCGTCGTTGAGGTTCAGATTCCATGCGTTGGTAGCACTGTTCTCGGTTGGCCGCAATCTGTGGTTTATTATCTTATTCTTAGCCGTAAATGACGGCATAAACCCCATTTATTACGGAAAACTGCGCTCTCGGTCTGTCGTAACATTCCGATTCTGGCTACAAAGCGTATTAACTACTTTGTTTTTCCACGCTGACGATTGTTTACCTATTTCGTCCATTAACTCGATGATACTTGCAAACTTTCCTCTGCCTTTTATCCACTCCCTTTCTCCGGCAATTCTCATTAGCGTTTTCATTGTCTCAAACTCTGCCTGAAACTCGGTTAGGTGCTTTACTGTCTCGGCTTTGTCTTTATTGATGTACGCCGCTGCTATCTCCTGCATCAGATTAACGCCAATTTCTTGCAGCTTTGCCCCGATGGTGAATTTGTAGGCACGTGGGAAATTGGGTACTATATCCAAAATGATGTCTAACAACTTTCGTGCATCTAAATAAATCTTTGTACTTGAAACTAATTTTACCGCCATTGCTTGTTTATTAAATTGCCTTATAATGGTACGGCTTTCGCCGTACCTAAAGGTTAAAGACTAAGAAATTAAGAACTAACTAATAAATGCTGACACTGCCCTAACTCTGCCCGCGTTGCTGGCCTTAGTGAACCAAGGGTTCGTATAACCGTCGCCGAGGCTCAGATTCCATGCGAAGGTAGCACTGCTCTCGGTAGAAGTCCAATACCAATTCTCGACTAACTGAGTGGCTCCGGTAATCAGGGACAAAGCATAATTGATTTTTGTCATGTTGGCATAAATCATAAACATTTCTCCCAACGATGGCAACCACCATTTACCTGCTGTCAAACCTTTGCCGTTAGCGTTTGCACGGCTATACAGATTGCAGTAGCCCGGTGCATACTGCTCCGTATTGGTAATTGCATCGGCTTTGCTTGCCTTGATTGTAGCCGCCGTGTTCGCCTTACCGTTCCAATCGTTCATCGCTGTGACACGATCGGTTGTTGTCGTACCGCCTCCGCTGATAGCTGCGCTACTCCACGTTAGTTTAGAAGTTGATTCGGTAGGGGCCACGACTAAGATTTTGCCGCCCTCAACAACTACCACACCGTCGGCAATTTCGCCGCTGTTCTGTAACGATGTCCACTTATGGGGCTTAACCATGAGTGGGTAATCATCGTTTTTACGGTGATACATGATAAAGATACCATCGTATAAGCCGTTAAGGTTCATACCTGCCAACAAAGCGGTTTTGAGGTTCGCCAATGAAATAAGCGTAACCTTTCCGTTTGCGTCCGTTACCGGAAATTTCTGGTCGTTGTTGATGGTCGTTACTGTTGCCTGACCGCTCAACTTTTTTGTTTTCTTTACTGCCATAATTACTACTATTTTAATATGTCAAAATCTGACCCATTATAAATTATAAAATCAAAGCTGCCATCGTTTCGGCTTGCATCGTCTGATACGACTACATCAAAGTAACCGTTACCCAATGAGTGCATAGTGGCTTTTACTGGGCTACTTGCACCGTAGCATACACCTCGCCCGGTTAATATTACACGGCAATTACTTGTATAAGTAAACCACGTACTCGGAAAAAATACCCGGTAAAGTCCTTCAGATTGTCGGGCTACCGTTAGTTTGCTGCCATCAAACGTATTGCTTGTTATTGATGTGCTGCTACTACTGTTTCCGCCCGATACCGTGCCAAATGCCAAAGCCTTTAAACAATGCCCATACTTTTGACTTGTCATTAAGTCAATGCGATTTAGCACAATCCAACCGTAGAACTCCGTAGTAGTGCCGTAGCCTATCATTTCCACAATTTCACGGCTAACTTTTAACTCGCTTTTTCGGATTCCGTCCTCAAAGAAGTATTTGCCACTTGGCGCACTAATAGCGGCTTGACCTTGCGCCATTGTGCCGCCCCATTTGTAGTTTACAATGGTTAGTCGTCTTCCATTCTGGCTTACGTCCCACGGCATAGAATAGGCATCTAACCAACCGCCATCGCTACTAAGCATAGCCACATTATCGCTGTAATCAACATCAAAGCTATCATTAGCCAAATTGAAAGGATTTCGTATTGAGCCGATAACCTTTACATTTGTGAACGTGCCATTTGTGAACGTACCGCTATTGCAAGTAACGTTGCCGTCTTTTGCCTGAAAGATAATGTTACCGTTAGCGTCTTTCATGTCGATAGCCTCCACACCCAAATTTTTGACTAAAGCATACTGCGCTAACAGTATCTTTGTAGCCACCATTTCAAAATTATCGGCTAACTTCCAAAGTCCGCTATTGGTGTCGGTTGCACTTCCTGGGTTATTGCTTGCAGTCTTGGTATGCGATTTGATGCAAGAATAATAGTTGCCGCCGTACAAAACTACGTCCTTGTATTCCTCACCGCTCGCACCTGATTGGAATACATAGCCTACGGCGCAATCGTTCCACGCTTGTGGTCGTAGTGCCGGGCCTCTGTCGCCTTTTGCTCCGGGCTGCCCATCGGCTACGGTATTTATCTTTATATTTCGGGTAAAGGTTTTGTTTCCAACCTTAATTGTTACTCTGATGCTCGTATTAGGGGCCTTGTTAGCCTCTATCGAAATATCGTATGTATAGACGTTTCCGCTTAGACTGCCTTTGTAAGAAAACCCCGATACCATAGTAGCCAACCCCGAACAACTAAAACCATCGTCTCCGTATGATAGGGCGGTATCACCTCTATATACTTTAATATTGACTTTATAGGTTGATTTGGTTGTGGCTTTCTTATGCAAAATGTTCTCCGGCGATATATCAATGGTTATTGCGTCCACGCCGTCGTTTCCGTCTTCTCCATTTTCACCACTTGCAATGTAGTATAGTGATTGAGCCGTTATTATAGCCCGGTTTGTGTCGATTGCCGTTACTTTAGCGTAAAGACTGATGGTAATACGTTGTTTGTCCGATACCGTGCCATTAATAACCATCGTGTCACCTACGGAAAAATCAGATACATTTATGATTCCGTCCCAATTGACTAACCGCCCACTAAGTCCGTAGAACTGCGTCCACTCCTTGTAGGTATAGTTATATACGTTTCGGGATTGGGCGACAATTACGCCCTTTCCCTTGCGTATAAACTTAACTATTCTTGTTATTGACACACCCATAGGCTTAACTTTCTGATGTTATCGTTACGCTGATGTCTCCACCACTTTGCAAACACATATCACGTGTTACGGCATAGCTTGCAACCGCCGTTTTTCGCTCGCTGTCACTATTTAGGTAAACACCTGCTGCATCTTTCACAACAAAGAAAAACTTAGCGTCTTTGACTGCTTGGGTGTTCGTTCCACGCTTGACGATCCACGGCGTATAGGTTACTTTGCCGTTGCCGCTTTCATCTTCGCTTATCGCCTCGTCTTCCGGTGTCGGGCGTGCATCGATGTCGTAGGGGTCGGATGCGTCCATAACGCCCTGTATGTCCTTACCGATTTCAACGCCACTACGATTAACGGTTACTCGGTACTCTCCGTATGTGTCTATGCTGCTGCCTGACACTGTAAGCGTCTGGGCGGTTTGTCCGTTGATTACCTCCCAACCACTGGCCCCCATCTTCTCCCACACATAGGTTAAATCTTTGGTGATTTCCCCGTAGCTCTGGTACGCCATCGCCTTTAAAACGCAACTGCCGCCCTTGTCGGTAATAACAAAGCCCTTGTTATCTCCTGCCACGATTGTAACACGATAACTTGTACCTGTTGCTTTCTGCACTGGGATAGTATAGGTAGCTTGGATATTATCGCTTTGCGTGCCATAGCTGATAGCGGCCACCATCTTGATAGTTACCGGGGCAAAACCTGCGATTTCTACCAAATTCTTAACAATCTGCAAACCATAATAGATGTTGTCGCCGCTTGGCGCAAACTTCTTAAAGTAGCCTGCAAAAATGCCGCTTGATGTGTCGCCGTTAAACTCGATTTTCGTACCATTAAAAAAGTACTGCATACTATCAGGCGTTGCCACTCCCTCGGCTACTCGGCTACTCATACAGACAAAGTTAAGTTTTGGTTTTGTCTGTTCAAAGTTTGGGAACACCTTAGTAACGTCGGATTCCGTGCCCTCCCATTCTTGGTAGATGTCACCATCTGGGCACATGATCAATGCCATATAAGTTCCTGCCTTTGCAATAAACCTAATCGTTCGGGTTGTACTCGCTTTGCTCATAGTTCCTTACTTTTTGGTTTCACTTTCTGTTTGCTCACTCTCTGACGCTTCCGGCTGTTGGTCGCCCTCCGCATTTTCCTCGTTGGCCTGGCCCTCGTTGCTGTTGCCGCCATTGTCGGTGCTCTCGCTGTTCTCACCCTCACCATCTGCGCCCTGCTCGGTGTTAGTGTCGCCACCTACGATAGCATCATTAACGTTAGCCTTAATAGGCTGCTGAAAGCGTGCATCGGTTGCCATTGGCAAAGGTCGGCAAATAGTACCGTCCTGCTCGCTTCTCGCCTCATGTGGCATAAGTGCAATACCTCCAATCTTAACCAATATGTCGCTAAGTTGGGTTAGTGGGCCAAACTTCAACATATCGTTTTGCCAAAACAGATAGTTGCCATCACTTACCATGTTACGGTCGTTTTCCAGTTGCAAGTATCGTGCAACCAATGGATTTGCTTTAATGTATCTTGCCATAATCTTATATTGATTAAATTGATTAAATTGTTATTTGATTAATATCACATTATCGTCTGCATCAACGAATACTGCGCCGTCGCTGTCTTCCCATGCACATGCCGGGCCAACGTCCTTAACGTCCAAACCATAAACACCGCCTAACGTCTGGCTAACCTTTCCTGTTGAAAGCGTCGGTTTCATTCCATGTGCTATGAGCGAATAGTTAAGCGTTCCTGACTGCGCATTTGTTGCAACATACCAAAGCGGCAATAACTCACGTTCCGGGTTGTCGATCATGCCGTTAGTATTCCAAATCTTCGCCGTTGGCGCAATCTCTAACAAACCGCTTGGTAGGTTGGTAGGTAGTTCGCCGATGTCGTACTCAAATTTTGGGATTCTACGAATAAATGCCACTAACTTAGTAGGGGCGTTGTCCGATAGTGTTACGCCGCTTGGGTTTCCATCCGGGCTATACTTCGCCCTGCATCTTAAATAAAGCTCTGTACCCATGAGACTACGATTAACGGTACAACTATTTCCGTCTGCTGCCACTACTACGTCATAGTCTAACGTGGTGTCGCTGCCTACGGCGGTAAATGTTCCGTCTTCTCGCATTACCTCCCAAACAAACAAACGCTTATTCTCCGGGCACTCATTAACGCCCAATCTCAATGATGCGTGTACCGTCTGTGTGTCCGAATCGCTCAATGGGTTGTAGATAGTTTGGGCGGCTGCATCCAATACCAGAAGTGGCGTGTATGTTGTGGCGTTCTTGCACTGCACTTGGTGCGGCTTGATGATGTGGTACACCTGATTAGTACGTGGGTCTTTGTAGTCGGCTTCAAATCGTAGATTCATAGGTATCTGCGGTTTGGCGTTCTTCTTGATTCTAATACGTCCTGCCTTTGCGCCCTTGCTGATTACCTCAAAGTCTGGGTTAGTGCTATCTATCACGGTGTCGGACGCTCCTTTGTTCACCTCATACCAGACTACGTTAGTGAGGTCTTGATTAATCAAGCCCGGCGTTAAAACCTCGTCTTTATCAAGCCTACTGATATTTGGCTGCACTATTAAGTTAGATGCGTCTATAGTGTAATCGGGCGTATATGTGTCGGTGTCTGCGTCGTAGTTCTGACTATCCGATACGCCGCCCTCAACCACCATACTAACATTAATTTGCAGTGGCTTAAAGTTGAAATCAAATCTTTTTGTCTTCATAACTGCGCTATGTTTAAATTAATACTCGTAACTGACTGCCGCCGTTGCTGCTTCGTTGCCCATGCCGTCACGTAAAGTAACGGTAGCCGTAAAGCGTATAACTTTAGGCATATAGCCGTTAAAGTCCATATCCTCGGCTGTGAGGTGCAAAGACTTTCCGGTATTGGCGTGTCGTAAACTCCAAACATTGTCGCTTGCCGTTCTCTCGTTTCCCTCTGCGTCCTCGCTGTATCTCGTCCACATTACGTCGGCGTCCAAAATATCGTCTGTGATATTCATATTATACAGGGTCGCCACGATGGTTAGCGTGAGGTCTATTTTGTCCGGGTCTAAGATACTTTCAGGCTCTTGGAAATCTACGGCAAAGTCTGGGTTTCCCTCGATCATCGCCCAATCGGTATTGTTCCATGCCGGGGCGGTCGCTGTGAGGTTCTTGCAACATCTGTACTTGCAGCCATTAAACCAAACGTCTGATGTCTCATACTCCCCGGTGTCCGGGTTGATAGCATCACAATAGTACTTACCGCTTTGCTTCCACACCCCACGATCCACATACGTAACCAACGGCTTACCAGTCCACTTGTTAAGTCTGATAACGTCCATTGTGACGATACCCGGTATATACATATAGTCTAAACCATCACGTATTGGCAAAGGGTTGCCGTTATCGTCCAATAACTCGTACACAAATTCGGGCAAACTGCCGAAAGCTGCACCATAGTTGGCGTTATCCAAAATCGGCTTAGTCACTCCCTTTAGCTTAACGATGCGCCCCTCTGTGCTCGATAGATACAAACAATCTTGCCGTTTCGTGTCCGTTTGGTTTCCCCATCGTGCAATCTTCATCATTTCGCATGGTGGGTAATTCTTGCCGCTTGGTACTTCGGTGTCCGGGTACTGCGTCACCTCTATGTAGTTGTTAGCGGTATTAACGCTATTAACTCTAAACCATGCCGTGTAATACTTGCCGCTTCCCTGCGCCAAAGTATTGATGATACCTTTAAGCACATTGTTTTCGGCTTGGGCGGTAAAATATCCGTCCCATTTGCTTCTCAGGTGCAAACCAAAACAACCATCGCCCAAATCGTCCACGCTTTCGATTGTGTCCGCTTCTGTTAAAAGTTGGTCGCCCTCGATTGCTGACAATCGGTTTACTATCAATTCCAGACACTCAAAGTAGCTGCGCACTCTTAGGCTTTCCACCTCGGCGTTACCTTGTGCGTCAATACCTGCGCCCTTACCTGCATACAGGGATTTGACGAACTCGCCAAAGTGTGCGCCGTCCTTGAATATTGCCAAACCGATAGCCGTTAAGCCCTGCTGAAAAGTAATGTGCCCTTTTGCTATGTCGGCGGTAATCTTCGACAAAAAGCGGTCGTTAATCGGGCTATCCTCTGCAACGTCTCCGGCTAAATCGGAATAGGCGGCACGGCTCGCATATCCGGCACGGTTTGCGTACTCGGATTGCTCGGCGTGTGTCGCTAAATCGGCTTTGGCTGCGTGCTTGGCTTCCTCGGTCATTTTGCCGATACTTCCATAGCTGCCGCCTCCGGTGGATGCCCCACCGCTGCCGCTGTTCCTGGGTTTCGCTATCTGCTTAACTTCGATCATGTGCCAATCTCCTTTAATGTGAGGTCGGCACGTCCCTCAATAAGGTTTCTGCCGATGCCCTGCACGAAAAATTCTTTGTTCAAAGCCTCGTGGCGGTAATGGTTAAACAGGCTAACAACATTATCAATGTCCCTTAGTTTCTGTTCCATTACGATACGTGGCTTATGGTATTCAGTATAATAACTATCCACGTAGATTTGTTCGGGCTTCGCCTTAACGTTGCCGTTTCGGTCGTACACCTCTAACACTCCGTCCCCGGTTGATATATTCAACGGTGTGGATAACTTCACCGTGTTACTAACTCCCAACTGGGCGCACTCTGTGGCGGTCAATGCCGAATTTATCTTAAACTCCAAATCATCCTTTTTGTTCACAAAGGTTTCTTTGGTGTCGCTCATATAGATAATGTCGTTATCATCGTTGCCATTACTGATTAGTCCGTTATCGCTATAAACTTTAACCTCAAACGACTTTATCAGGATGCTACTAACATGAGCTAAAAGCGGTACTGATGAGCTGCTCCACTTCGTATGTCTGAAAAAGGTAGGGTGGCGGCGTGTGATAACGTCCCATGTAGCATTAACAGGGCCTAATATCATAAACCTAACCTGCCCACTTATCTTGTCACCTTTGGTAATCGGTATTGCTATACCCTCCGCATCAATGCCCATCTTATAGTCGATATTATTTTGGATGCTGAACTCTGTGCCCACCAACTTATCACCTATCTTAGGGTCAAAGCCAATTGTAAAGCATTGCTGATAATATTCATCATCGCTTTGGCACTCGCTCCGCTCCTTGTATTTCTGCCAAACAAAATCGGTTGTCTGCCCATCGGTTCCGGTCTCCACTACGCATTTGTCGCCGATAACCAACATACAAGCTAATACGGCTACCTTACTGATTGTGTCGGTACTGTCGCCTACTGCGCTGTACTTAAATTCGTATTCCTCTGGGCCTTCCCCGGTATATGGATAAAAGCCACTATCTGCGCCCTCATGCCATGAGACTTCTTTGTCTGGGGTCTCGGCTTGCCAATACTGCCGGGTGTAATACCTGCCATCACCATTGTTACGGCTCGGTACGGTCTTGTGCCAAAAATACATTGGTGGCGGCGTTGTTCCGCCTCCACCTCCGCTACCTTGGTACGGTGGGCGGTTTCCCATTTTCTCACGCATAGCGGAAAAATTACCAGTAACCGCCATTATCGGGTTTAGAATAACCTTACCTGACAATACTATATAGTTGGTGGTTTTGTCGTCTGACGGCGAAAAAACACCCCCTGCCTTATTACCAGTATAGACAGCATACGGTATATTTTTCTGTATGTCTGCCACACTCGGGTAGGTCTTGTTTTCGTCATTATCCACGCCATTGCCATTAACCGACACAACTAAATAGTTAGTCATGTTCACCTTAGATGTCGGGCTATTATCATCGTTGGCGGTATTGATTTTAACGCTACCCAAAGCCATAATAGCCGCCCCCGGTGCTTGCCCTAACCAATCAGGCAAAGCGTGTTGGTTCGTGCCCTCACCACCGAAATAATCTACCAAATCAACCCCGGTGTTACCTTTCATCGGAAACGTCCATAGCTTGTTACGCATTACCTGCACATACCAATGAGTAATAGCCCCTCCACCATAGTTGGTGCTTTCGCCATTCACCATTGCTTTCATCGCATAGTATGCGGTCTTTCCCTCTCCGTCGCTTGAATATTCGGTTAGGTACTTTTGCTTATTGACGTATGGGCTAACCAACAAATCATCGTCCAATGGGCTTTCTATCACGCTTTCGATGTCTTCCACCTTAGCGGTTAATAGAAGTTGGTTATATACGTCGCCTATGCTTATCGTGGTGTCACAATCGGCTACGTTAGCCAAAGCGATTGTTACGGCTTGCTGTGCCGTTGTCTTGGTGCTGTTGGCTACGATGTCATGCCAAATAATCTTATCGGGTGTCGCCTTGACGGATTCCCACGAAAAGATATAGAAGTTAAAGCCGTCCTGCACGATATGTAAGTTAAGGTACTTCAAAAGTTCCTCCAACACTTCGTCTTGCTGCCAAACGTCGCTCTCATCGTCGCCCAAAAACAACAAATCAGATATTGAAAGCTGCTTAAATACCTGATAGCGGTTTGCGGTCTGTGCATCAACTGCCTTGCTGCCATCATACCAGAATTTAATATTTTGGTTGCCCAATATATCCAGTCCCTCGGTAACTCCTTTCAGTATCTCGGTGGCAATATCGTAAAAACTACGCTGCGCTGCCTCTGCCTTGACGAAAGCATAGATAACGCCCAATGCGCCCACATTCTTATATTTGCTATACTGCAAAGCACTAAGCGCATCAATGCAATTTAATTCCAGTTCGTCCCATCTGTTGTTATATGGCTGTGACAAAGTTTGCGGCTCGATGAACCCGGCAAAGATACACGTATCGTTTTTATAGATGTTTACGACTGCATCACGGCATGAGGTACTAAAAAGGTCTTTAATCAGGTTGCCGCAAAGCAATCTTATTTTAGCCGAATTTCTCAAAAGCACATCGAAAGTGTCGTTTACCTCATTCTCGATTTCTGCCGGATCCTCGCTAAAATATACATCTGCCTTTTCTGTACCTATTTCAATAGTCTGCGTGCGATCGTTCCCGGTAACGATGTGTACCGTTATCGTATCGCCCTGCTGACTTAGAAAACTGCCGTGTATATACATATTAACTGATTTTTATTTGTTACACATTATAGTTCTTGCCGCTCTTTTTCGCCACTCGCTTAACATCTGTAATCATGTCAAGTATCTTGCGTGCGTTGGCATTCATATTGATGTTTACCTCCGTGGCTGTCGGTTCAATGTCGTTTGTTATGTTCTGCATCGTTACCGGCTGTAACCTCCGCTCCGTAAAGGTAGGCGGCTGAAACTTGCCGTCGATCATGCCGAACAATCGGGCTTGCTGAAACTTGTTTAGTATCATCTCGCCGCTGTTCACTCGGGCAAACTTCTTGTCGCCCGATGTAGAAGTACCGCCGATAACACCACCAGTGGCAAATCCCGAAACTGCTGCGAGTGCCGCAATAACTGCCGCCACACCTGCCGCAATCGCTACCAGGTTCAAAGGGAACGGCATTTTTGCACCGCTCGCCGTGGCATTTGCTACCGCTTCGCCGCTCTTGGCTGCCGTGTTGGCTGTAGCTGCTGCCGCTTCTCCTGCCGTTGCTGCCGCATCGGTAGTGGATGCCGCCGCATGTGCTGAGGTCGCCGCCGTGAGCATACCGAACAACTCCACAATACCCTGTATGCTCTCGGCAATGGAAATGAAGCCGTTAATAAGTCCCGTCACCTGCTGCCAGGCATCGCCGTTGCCCTCCAGCGCATCACTTATGCCCTGAATACCGTTGCCTACACCTTGGATGCTTCCCCAACCGCTTTTGATGTCGCCAAACACCTTGTCAAAACCCTTGCTGTCAAGTTCAATCTTTATAGGCTTCAATCCGATTTCTGCGAGTTGTCGGTTTATCTCCTCAATCTCTTTCAGTGCCTCGTCCTTGCCAATAATTCCTATCTCGTAGTCGGTTTGTATGCGGCTTGCCTTATTCTGGGCGTTGCTGTGGCTCTGTCTCTTGTCGGCTGCACTTCCCTGCACGATGTATGCCGGTTCTGTCTCTGCCTTGATAGATACCTTACCCTTTGTAGTTTCGTCTATCTGCCGTTGTATGTCGGCTATCTTGGCATCGGCTTTCACCCTTGCATCTATTGTGGTGGCTTCCTCAAACTCCTGCTGTGCGTCGTGCAACTGTTCTTGCAGTTCCTCGATGTAGGTTTTGAAATGTACCTCTATCGGCTTAACGCCCAACTTTTCAAGCTGCTTGTTAATGTCGGCTATCTGCCTTTCGGCATCTTCCTTGCCGATAAGTCCTATTTCAAAGTCCTGCCTTATTCGGTCTATGTTGTATCGTGCATTGGTTCGGCTCTGTCGTTTGTCGGCTGCGCTTCCCTGTACGATGTATGTCGGTTCTGTCTCTGCCCCGATAGATACCTTACCCTTTGTAACTTCGTCTATCTGCCGTTGTATGTCGGCTACCTTTGCATCGGCTTTTACCCTTGCATCTACGGTCATGGCGTTGCCCATTTTCTTTTGTGCCGCCGCCAACTGCGCCTGTAGTTCCTCTACGTGGGTTTTCGGTTCATCTTTCTTGTCGTCCTTGATGGTCGTTTTCTTCGGGGTATCCTTGGTGTGTGGGGTAGTCGGCGTATCAGCCGTAATAAAACTACGTGCTGTGTTCAGCCGTGTGGTGAGCTGCTTTTGTGTGTCACCAATCTGTCGGTTTACGGATTCAATTTCTTTATCCACACTATTAATCTGTGTGTTTCCGGAAACATTCGTACCGTTGTACCTCTCCGCTCCAACCTTGGTAAATCTCCACTGCCCATCGCGGCCAACCTTGCCGTAACGATCGCTACGCCAACTTTCGGGTACGATGTCACCCTCTTTGGCGTGTCTGCCTCCCTGCTTGGCATCGTCGGCAATAGTCTTGGTGATCTTCTGCTTTTTATCAAGCAACTCAATTTGACGCTGATACAAAGCCGTGAGTTTTGCCGCATACGCTGCCGCCAATGCCCTTTGCTTGAATGCCTCCACCACTGCATCGGTCTTGCGGTTAAATATGTTCTCGGCTTCCGTCACGTTACCGATTTTCAAGCGCAATTTATTGAAAGCACTTTGGTTATCCTTTATCCACGCCATTTTCTGCTGCTCTGTGGATAATGCACGCCAACCTGCTTTCAATTTCTCATATTTCGCCATGAGGTCGGCGTATGTGTTCTTTAGCGCACTGTCGTAGGCGGTTTTTATGTCGTCGGCTGCATCGCCAATGCCTTTCATGCTCTCAGCTGTGTCCTCGGCCTGGGTCTGTGCATCTGCCGACTTTGAGGTAAATGCCGCTATAACCTCAGTAAGCGCAACGATAGCCACGCCAACGCCTGTAGATATTAACAAACCCTGTATGGCAAGTTTCAGCGTTGTAGCACTCACCGCTGCACCGCGAAATGAAGCTGTCATTACTTGTACCAAAGCATTCATACGCACCGATGTAGCGTTCCATACAAGCGAAGCGGCATTCATTGCCATTGTGCGAACCTTGACAATAGCCTGTATCTTTGCAAGATTCTTCAAACCGCTAACCATTGCAGAAACGGCAATCACGGTATTGCCAATCTGTGCCGTAATGTTGAGTACCGGCATAATGCCACCCATCGTTGAGGCTATAGCGTCGCCAACTTCTGCAAACTTGTTTTTGAGTATCTGCAAACTTGCCGCTCCGCTGCTGCTCATAATGGAAAAAGCATCGTCTATAGTTCCGGCACTGCCTTTCATCGCTTCCACGTTTTCATTAAACTTGGCTGCGAGTTGTCCGGTGAGTGGCCCCAATGCTCTCAGGCTCTCGGCACTGCCGAATAACTTACCGTAGATTTCCTGCTCCAGCATACCGCTCTTGCTGGCGTATGCCTTAACGTTCTTATCTAAGTCGGTGAGGAAATTACGCATACCTCCTGCCGCCTTGATAGCTGCTGCATCAAACTCGATGCCCATTTGCTGTGCCATCTTGCTTGCCTCGCTCGACGGCTTCACCAAAGCGGTAAAGATAGCGGCTAACTGGGTGGAAACTTCTGCCGTGTTACCGCTCACGCCCGTAAGCGTTGCAAAGGTCGCCATAAGTTCGTCAATGCTTACACCCAAAGTGGCGGCATTGCTCGTAACTTTCGGTAGGGCTTGTGCAAGCTGCTCGAACGATGTTACACCATTCTTGGCCGTGAGCTGTATTTTATCCTGCACGTCGCCTGCCTTGTCCCACGACAAACCATAATTCTTGATAATGGTAGATGTAACCTTTACAGTCTCGCCCAGATCAGCGATACCGCCAACGGATGCTTTAGCCGATTTCTGCAAAAAGGCTATCCAGTTGTCTTCAGGCACGCCATTGCTGATAACCTGGTACAATCCGTTAGCGAGTTCGTCACGTACTACCGGAATGTTTTTTGATAACTCGGCTACCTGTCCTTTGAGTCTGGCAAAGTCCTCGCCGCTCTTTCCTGCCATCGTGTTAGCGGCGTTCATGGCTGCGCTGAAACTGCGGCTTTCCTCGGTAACGCCGTTGAGTGCTCCCGAAATCTGCGAAATGGCATTGGTAACGTTATTAGCCGCCATTACAGCCTGGTTGAAATTAACCAAAGCCGCGTTTAGTTTTTGGCTGCTCGTCTTGGCAGAATCAAGCACCCGGCGCAACTCTTCCGCTGTAGAAGTAGCTGTAACCAACTGCTCTTTGCCGTCAACAACCAGTTTAACGTTAAATTTTATTTCTTTTGCCATATTTTCAGCGTATAAGTAACTAAGTAATCAATATTTTTTGTATCTTTGTGGCGAAGCATTCAAACTAAGCGTTATGGAAAAGGATTATAAGAACATCAACCGCATACCAGAAGCCGCAACCAACGATGTAGCGAGTAAGCCCGAAAACGAAATCAGGGCAGAACTTGTTAGTGTCGAAGTCGTAGGCGAGGATACGCCGCACAAGCATTCAAACAAATATGAGGCTTGGGGCGTAATAGCCTTGTTGTCTCTTGTTGTCTGGGTTATCTGCCTGACGTATTTTGCTTTCAATAACCAATCGGTCAACGGCTTGTTAGCCCTTGGCGGCTCTACCGCATTGTTCTTCCTGTCTATTGGGCAAATGGTGCTTACAAGTTCCGAAGAACTGAATGGCGAAGCTATTTAGCCGTTTTCCACTTTTCCCAACACTTCCTCAAAACGCTTTAACGCATCTTCCTTAGATACTGCCGGGGCTTCTTTCGTATGCTCCGGCTTTTTCTTCTCCCATGGAAAGGGTAGAAGTCCGTGGGGCGTTAGCCCTTTCTTTGCATACGGCTGTATGGTTATTGCCGCAAGCATACGCATACGTTCCCAACTGTCTTGATACTGCGCCGTCCGCTCCTCGCTGTACGCCTTGTATATGTGGCTGAACTCCTCGGGCGTGAGGGCGCAAAAATCATTGTAGGGCAAACCGATGTTGCCAACGGCTATGCCCAGAATGTCGAAGATGCCTAACTTTTTTTTTCGCCCTCCGTGTCGGTGTCCTCGGATGCCTGGTCTGCCGTGGCGTTCACGGTGTCCGTCCACTTGTTGAGGTCTTCGGGCGTGAGGCTGTCGGCAAAGTCCATAAGCGCCATATCGAATTTTACGCCATCGTGCTTACAGGCTGACGCCACGCAACAAAACAGATAGGCGCACATATCCGATAGGCTGTTGCCTAACTCCGTCACCTCCTTGCCGGTCTCTTTCTTAAAGCGAAGCATAGCCCCCATAGTCTGCCTACAGGGGTATGCCTTGCCGTTGATCATGATTTCAATCTTTGACATAAATCAACAATTAACTAATAGTTCAACAAATCAAACATTTATCTTAAAAACAATATGGCCTTTATTCCATGTGGGCGTTACTTGCTCACTGCCTTGCCGGTGTCGGTTGCCTGCGTCGCTGTCGCATCCTTGCCCGGGTAGGTCTCAGGCTCGCCGTCGTTCTCCAAAGACACGCTGTAAGTAGCATCGTCCTGCGCCGGGCTTGTCTCCTCCAATGAGGCGATAACAAAGTTACCCTTTACATAAGGTGTCTTGTCGCCGCCTCGCTTGAATGCCTCAACCTCCACACTTGCGCCCTTGCCCCAAAGTGGGGCAATCTGCTCGTGTCCGTTCTCGGTCTCGCCATAGAAGCGCAAACCCTCGGCACTGATAGAGATAGACAAACCAGTCACTCCCTTGCCCTTCCAAAGTCCGCTGCTCTTGGCGGCATCAGCTACAGGCTTGACGGCACGGTCTTTTGTCTCGCTGTTGAAAGTAAGGGTGTGGCTTGTGCAATGTCCCACCGCCTTGCCTCCAACCTTAAGCAAAAGGTCACTACCATTGATATATCCAGTATTTTCCATAACTATAAAAAATAAATGGTTCTAAATTACTTAAATTCTGACTTGATAAACAAGCTGCTGCACAAAGGCATCATCCTCGTAGCCCTCTTCACTGTCGGCAAGCGTACAACTGCGCATCTTCACGCCATCGTGTTCTCCGCTTGCATAGTCGAGTGCCTGGCGCACCGCCTCGGCAAGTTCCACGCCCTCGGCATACTTTGCCGTATAGCAAACCACCTCCATAGTCACGGTGTCGGCTCCCGGCGTTCCCTGCTTAGTGGGATTGTGTGCCAATGCCGCACGGCGATATAATATATAAGGTAGCTGGGCGTTGTCTATCACGATGGGGAAAACCTTGTTTGTTCTCCGCTTCACTTCCTCGTTAGATAGAAGAATATCGCGAATAATGCTGCCCGCGCTTAATGATGTCTTTTTCAGTGCCATAGCTATATGTTATAAAAGTCCCTGCTTTCTTGCCGCCTTTTCCACGTTGTTCTGCAAGTTGTTGAAAAGGTTGGTTTCCACGCTGTCGGCGGTCTGCTGCTCTGTCTTAGCGAGAAAAGCGTAACGCTTCATCTTGCCGCGGCTCGCACCGCCTCGTAGATATTGCCTTATTTTCTTGCCCGTGAACCTGCTTTTACCGAAAAACGATGAAATACGCCGCCCTACATGTCTTTGGCGTGTTCCGTCCTCTGCCCACATCAAAACAGGCTTTTCCATGTTCTGACGGTTAAGGTGGATGCCCTTGCGCCTACCGTGGGGCTTAACGCTTACCATGAAGCCCAGGCCGTAGCGATCGGGGTAGGTACGCACATAGATGCCGCTTGAAAGACTGCGCTTTGTGCCACTGCCAATGCCGCTTTGTCCCAGATTGGAGACTGCCGCCTTTTTCAGGCGGTTGCCCTCCCTGCGCATGGCACTTCGCATAGCCTTGCGTTGGTCTTTCACGTCGAGTGCTTTGTAAACATCGGCAAACGGCTTGTTGATGTCGGTAACGGTTTCTTTCATCGTTCTGGCTGCATATACATTAAGAAAACAGACTATTGCAAAATCTGACTACTCGTTTACTCGTTCACAAACTAAAGTGTTCATACCTCTATCAATGTTTGGGATGATGGCAACCACCGTATAAAGATAGCCACCCAACTGCTGCGCCCTCCAGTTTTCTTTAACGGGGTGTGCGTCCCTTACATTAAATTCGGCTCGATAGTCTGGGAAATGTTCGCCCACTTCCTCGCTACGGTTGCCGCTCTGCTTCTTCCTCTCTGCCCACACGGTACGTATAGGCTCGTAGGTTGTCGCTTCCTCGCCGTAGTCGTTTGTTGTCGCCGTAGGCTTCAACAACTGCAAACGATATTTCATTTCTCCTGCTCTCATTCCGCTAATTTCCGATAGGGTTTAATTAAGGCTTGTAGCGAATCAGGCACGGCGTGCATCTGCACGTTACTCACACTTTCACGCTGATTGTACCAATGTGCGCCCAACATCATTATAGCGTGTTTTATGGGGGTAGGTACATCATGTCCATTACCCATCTGCGCCAATTCCTCTTGGGTTCTATTGGTCGCCGTGATAACTGCGCTTTCTGCGGTATCTAATAGATGCTGCAAATACTCGTCATCATCGGCGAAATCATCAGCCCTTACGTGCTTCTTAAAAAGTGCCAAACTCACTACTGCCATAACGTTATAACTTTAAATTGTGATTACTTACTTAACCCTTGGTGCCTGCTGCCACTGCTGGGTCCTTAGACAACATGGCAAACGCCTCCTCACGCAATGTGGTAATAGCGTAGTCGGCATTGAGCACGAAGTCGATAGAGTTCTTACGTGCGAGTGTATAAGGGTCGATGATGATAGACATTTCACCAAACAAGCCCTGTGGGGCATACTTGAATGAGCCGAACAATACCGAACCCTCAGCCACGTATGAGCTACAGAATACCGGTACACCCGAAATCTTGCCGTTCTCATCAACGATAGCCTGGTTTGCACCGCTCCACTTTGGCGTACCCTCCAAAAGTGCCTTTGTGGTCTCTGTCATTACGTAGCAAAGCCCCTCCGGCATGATGTTGGCACCCAAAACAATGCCCTTGAGTGCAAGAAGCTCGGTGAGGGTAGGTGCTTCACCCTTATAAGTCTTCTTGTTAGCTGCCTTGAGGTTGACGAATGGGCCTACAAGATTTGTAGCCTTTTCAACCTTTACGGTGCTGAACATGATTTTGTTCATAAGGGCAGCTGCCGCAACTGGCATATACTGGGTACATACAAGCTGCAAAAGGTCGTCGGACTCGTTGAGTGCTTCACGTGTGATAGGCACGGCTACGCCGATACGCTCCGGCTTTGCCAAAAGCTTGCTTGCCTCGATTTTGGTATCACCCAGTTCCACGCCCTCATCATTGATGGTAGCGGCGAATGTCTCGATTACAGGCCACTGATAGTTACCTTTCAGTCCGGTGAGCAATGGCGAACCGATTGCTGAAAGAATGGTCTTTGCATACAATGGTTCTACGATGTCACCCATGGTGACCGGTGACGGATTGGTAGAACTGCCAGGGTTGAGATAACCCGAAGTGTTGCCGCCGAAGTCAGAAGCTACGGCGCGGCTGATCTTCAACTCAAAACGCTGTCCGGTCTTGACGCACTCACGCATCTGCTTGTTTACTTCCTCGATGTCCTCACGGCGCATAACCTCTAACGTAGGGGTAGCCGCCTTGATCTTCATTTCGAGGATGTCCATTTCACGGTAAAGGGCTTTACGCTCTCCCTTTTCCGCATCTGTGAAGTCTTCGCGTTCCTTGTCGTTCTCCAGGCCCTGCGCCATTTCTGCGAGGCGGTTTTTGATTACGTCCATGCGCTCGTAGGCTTCACGAAAATTAAACTTTTCCTTTTTCATCTGTCAATGATTAAAATTAGTAACTAAAAAACATATATAGAAGCCGCCTCTACAGATTGCGGCCAACACTTGCTATACGCTCGCGCACCTCATTGATACGTTCACGCTTCTTGCTCTCGTCTATCTGCTTGGGCTTCGGCTGCTGCTCAAACTTGATGCCTGCCGCTTCCACCTCACGTTTGCTTACGTCTGTCTGCTCGTAGGCTGGGTCGGTGGTAATGGTAAAGTCGTAAACGTTGTCAATACGCTTCACGTGGCGCAAAAGAATATCCTCGCCATCGTCGCCTTTCTCGTCCAGACGCTCGTAGCTCACGGCGTTCTCGCTGTCGCTCTCATCGGTGGAATAGATGAATGAACACCCGGCAATATCACCACGGCTTACCAGTTCCAAAGCCTTGTCGCCGTCAACCGTGTGCGGCATTTCTGCCCAGAACTTCACGCCCACCTTGTCAACCTCGTAGCTTAAAGTGCCATTACCCTTGTTGCTTCGTGCCAAAACCAACTGGCGGTCGTGGAACATCGTGAGTTTGATGTCCTGCTTATCCAGCATCTCGCGTGTCACACACCCAGGTTCCAGTACCTCGTAATAGTTGCTCCACCAATCACATAAAAGGCGGCTACGTACACCGAACTTCAGTGCATAGCCCTCAATCGTGCGGCTTTCCGCTCCGTCGGTAGCCTCACGAATGCGAAGCCCCGACACAATAGCTATTGTTCTTTTCTTTTTCATTCTCCGTTGTTTTTATCGTTGTTGTCATTTCCCTTTGCAGCTGTGCCCGATAGCTTTTCACTGCCCAGCGGTGCAAGATTGGTAGAAAGATAAACCGTATCGCCTCCGTCGATGGTAGGTTGGTTTTCCATCCTGCGCCAATCGTTCACGGTGTAAATGCCGCTCTCAATCGTCTTTTTCTGATAATCGGCGAGTGACTGCAAATCCATTGAGTAAATACCCCGGCGGTCAAACAGAAAACGGCGTTTGCAGCACAAAGACCGCGGTATCAGCTTTCGGGTCAGTTCGCATTCTATACGCTTCAATATCGGGTTAAGCGTGTTGGAAAGAAAAGCCACGTTTGCCATTTCGGCACTTTTGTAGTTGCTGCTCGTATCATCAAACACGAAAGACGGGTGAACGCCAAAGAAACGGCATATCTCGCGCACCGTAAACTTTCGGCTCTCCAGAAACTGCATATCAGTAGAAGAAAGCGAAATTTGCTTAAAGTCCACCTGCCCCGGCAAACTAACTATACGCTCGCCCCGGCTGAAACGGCTATCCACGCTTTCGGCTGTCTTCTCCAGTTCCTTGTCCTGGTACTCGCCAAATCCCGTAGTAGTCTTGTCATTGCTGATAATGCCGCGAACACTGCCGCCATTGGTAAACCGGTTCTCCGTCTCCGCATCTCCTGCCGTGGCAATATCCATCGTTCGCCTTGCGTGGGTCAGCACGCTTTCGCCCCTGCGCCCGTCTGAGGAATGCAAGTAAAGGTGTATGATGTCCTTTTCCTCGAATGTGCCGAACACTCCATTATAGGCATCAGCTATGTAGTAACGGCTGTTCAGTGGGTCGTGGGTCACGGTATGAGGTCGGCAAAGCACTAAGTCGGTCAACTCTCCCAGTACATAGCGTGGGTAGATGTAGGCATTTCCCTCAATGAGCATCAGGCGCACCGCCATCGTCCAGAAGTCAAACGCCGACATTTCGGGTTGAGGCTGCACGGTCAGAAGATAATGCAGATCACTTGCCGTGTCTTCCTGATAGCGTCCATCCCTGCACCGCATGTACTGCAAACGTAGGCTCGCCACGCTCTCGCTTAGAAGCGTCACGCACCGATATACCGCTGCAACCGTCATGGCGTCACCGCCCCAGGCTGAAAACACCGCCACGCCGCCACCAGTCCTTACGGTGGTGGGGCGCGCGGTGCCGGTTGTGCCAGCACCTGTTGCCTCACGGCTGAAAAATCGTTTTATACTGTTCCAAAATGTTGCCATCCGTCGTTTCATACTAAACCGCCAAAGCTACGGCAATTTGAATGCTGTCAACTATCTTACTGTTTTCGCTCCGGCGGTGTTCTGTCCTTTAATTATGAGTAAAAAATCCGAGGCTCCCACGCCAAACGGCTAATGGGCCGCTACAAAAATACAATCGTATTTTGCAAAATCCAAATGCCGTTTGGCGCATCGTGGCACACGTTGGCGCAACGTGGTAAAATTATTAGTTTTTTAAGAAAATAGTTTTTGGCTGTTAGGCTAAAAGGCACAAAAAAGCCGCATCGGGCGTTAACCCGACACGGCTAAAGATAACGCCCTAACGGCGTTTATATAAAGTGAACTTGAAAACGTTGCGTGTGAAATTCAATATTAAGCAAACTGCACTGTGCTTAGATCCTTGCCAAAAGCGTGGATAGAGTCCATAATCTTCTTTACGGTCTTTGGCGACGGATTGCGACGCCCTGTAACGTAGTGGCTAAGCTGCTGTGGGTTTACACCCGTCAGACGTGACAAACCCGCCAAAGAAAGCACCTTTGAGTAATAGGCAAGAAATGACGCCATATCATAGCAATAGCACATTTCTACTTCTGTGAACTCCTTGCCCTCTTTTTCGTAGTAGCGTTTCATATCCGCATAACCATCCTCAAAGCATTTCTTAGCCTCTTCCACGGTCTTGCCCGTGCCTGTTATCAGATAGCTTAAATCGTCCGCATCGCTGTAAATGCTATACGTTCCGTCGCTTGCTCTTTCGATAACTGCCTTAACCTGTCTCATTGTTGTATCTCCTTAATGTTCTGTTTATAAATCTGTTTTGTAAAAGACGGGGGCTTAAATAAGCCCTGCCGCCTTTTTAATTGCTCTGAGCGTACCCGTTGCGACTTCCTCGCCACCGTGGTTGCTCATCTTAAACTCCTTGCCAGTCTTCGGACTGTACCAGATTGGGTGTCCTGCCATTTGCTTATTTGTGTCGTAACACCCGATTTTTCTTAGTTTTCTTTCAAGTTCATTGTACTTCATTGCTTAATTAAATTTCACGATGCAAAGATAATGATATTTATTTGAATATCAAAATAAATAGAGTGAAATGTTATTGATATTAATATCATTTAACGAAATAAGCCGCTACACCATTACGATGCAGCGGCTATGTATGTGAGTTTTGGTAATGTCGGGATCGTGCCCCTATGGCTTGTTGGTCACCGTCTTTATAACGGCATCCTCGGTGAGCCATTCAAGCGGATACATGGCATCAAGCAAACCGTGTATTCTCAACTCGTAGTCGGGTGGCAGTTCCTCCAGCAACCATTTTACGTAGTCGCGTGTCTGCCTGATCGCATCACGGAACGTGTCGGCATTATATACCGGCATTCCGTCACGGTCTGTTATCACCAGACTTGTAACTTTCTTAGGCTTCTTATATCTCATATCTGTGTCCTCCTTTCTGCAAAGTGGCGTTTTCGATATCCACGAAGTTGCAGCCGTTCATAAGAAACTCAAGTGTGCCCTGCACGCATCTCAGTTTTAATCCGTTGATGCTTTCCTCTGGGTCTATCTTCTCCAATAGGGTATCTATGTAGTCGTAGACCTCTTCAATGTCGGTTGCCAATGCACTTGCAACATACTCGTTGCTGTCAAGTATAACTGTACTCTTCTGTTCTTCTGTATAACGTTTCATATCTTATTCTCCTTTATTCATTAAGTTCATTAAATTGTCTGTGTCCATTCCCATCATCACGCCCACGGCCTTTACAAAACGCTGCATAAGGTCGGTTGGGGTCTGTGGCATCGTTGCCGCCGTCGGCTTGCCCTGCTGAGGCTTTGCCGTCTCGGTCGGTGTCGGTGGGGTGGTAGGGGCTTTTGGCTTGGTCTGCTGTGGTGCTTGGGTTGTCGCTACAGGTTTGCCGTGGTTCTGTGGTCCCTGTGCTCTGCGAAAAGCCTTGCGGACCTCACTCTGCATGTCCTTGTCTATGGTCGTACAATGCTTGCACATCACTTTGAAAGCCTCTGCCGTAATGTAGTACACTACACCCGTCGGGCTTTCGTAGCCCTTGCCAAAGCCTCGGTTTACCGTTCTACCGCATCTGAAAATGACACTACCAGGGCGCACGAAATATTTTTTCATACGCTGGATACTCTCACAAACGTAGCGGTGTTCACGCCCTTGCAGCTTGGCGAGGGTGAGCGACGAAACCACACGTCTGCCGTTGTAGTCCTCAATGATGATGCCGTCCTCTGCTGTGGTGGTCTGCTGCTCGGTTGTCTGTGGCTCTGCCTGGCACTTTCTGCTCTTGGCTGGCGGCATAGCTGCCACGCGTGCATCTATCGCCGCCTCCTCTCGTTCCTCGCGCTCCAGAAGTTTCTCGTACTCCTCGGCTTCCTTTCTGTCGTGCTCCTCAATGGCTTTCGCCATCTGCTCGGCTCTTATCTTAGCCTCCATTTCGTTGAACGCCTTGATGTAAGCCTCTTTCCACTTAGCCGCCGTCTTTCCGGTAAAACCCATAACAAGAAACATGAAGCCATCACGGGTAATGTAATACATTGGCAACTGCTTTTTGATGTTGCCATTTTGGTAGTCGATTTTAGAGGCGTTAAAATTGACGGCTCTAAATTCTTCGCTGCAATCCAATGACTTAATTGCTTTCATTACGTTGTAGTGCTCCTTTCCGAAAACCTCCGCTACTCTCATAGATGTAGTAACGGCGTGCTCGTTTTCTACTGCTACCAAACTTAACTCTTTTTCGGTGGGTGCAACCTGCACCACTTCCGCTACCTGCTCTACAGGATTTTGATCTGATACGTTACTTGACATCGCATTTGTATTTTAGCAAAAACAAAAAGGCCGTGCTACGTATTGCTAAGGCTTCAAATGCGAACACCTCCGGGGCATTTCTGCTACCCGACACGGCACGGCTATCTCTTTATATAGAAATATCCTATTAATTTTATTATGGTATGGATACAAAAATAGCCGCTACGTTACGGTGAACGGCGGCAACATCTGTACCGCATTTGAATTTTAAGCACTGCAAAGATACATAAAAAAGTTTAAAGCACCAAAGATTTTCGGTAAAAAGTTACTTACTTATACCAAATTTTTGTATTTTTGCATTCAAATTACAAATTTTAAGTATAATAAGCATGAAACAATTACTTATAGCACTTGCCTTTCTTGCCCTCGGAATGTCGGCAAAGGCCCAGGTTGAAAACTTAGACGAAGTGGAATTGTTGGGCACATGGGAATACGTTAGCAGCGATGGAATATTTACTGGACGTTTGCCTATCTACAACAATAGCTACCGCAAACCTGTAGGTTTTACTTTCAACGACAACCAGGCATCCGTAATAAAGTGGGAATACGCTGGCGACAGCTACGATTATCAGCAGTATGGCGGTTATTGGGTTAGCCATACTTCCGAAAGATACATATTGCACATACTTTCCAATCAGTCGTATGATTCTGGCGAGACAAGACAAGGCGACGTTACTACCATAAATTTTGTTGTTTCCAAATTTGCTAATGGCGAAATGATACTGCAAACTCTAAGCGGTAACGGCACATTGTACCTAAAGAAGCAATCCACTTCGTCCGTTTCCTCTGTCAAGGCTGACGCAAAGGCAAGCGGCAAAGCCTACACGCTTGACGGCAAGAACGCCACCGACACGACAAAGGGCATCATCATTCAGAACGGCAAAAAGAAGATACGCAAATAAACAAACCCCGATAAGTGATTGAACCTATCGGGGTTTGTTTTGTTATATGGTCTGATTTGCAGTAAAAGCCTTTTTTCCAACAATACGATAAGGTTCTGTAAGTAAAGTCTTATCGAAGAAACATATTTGTATCTTGTCTGGCTTGCACAAAACCACCTTAGCGTCGGGAAACCTGACGGGCGTTTTTTCAAAGGTATTGGGGTGCGGCCAAACCCTAATCGCCTTATAGTTGAAATCCTCTTTTTCCTTTTTCATATATGCGAGTACAACAGGAAACTTTACTGTCTTAAGATTTCGCTGTTCCTTTATAAGCTTCGCGCATTCTATGAACTCGTCAAACTGCCGTATATCACCCACCAAATCATAAAGCAAAGGTGAATTTTGGTCGTAGGTCGTTTTACAAATGATATACCCTTTACTGCTGTAAACAGTATCGCCCCACCATCTGGCATCCGCTATTCTCGTATCCCAGAAATAATAACCCTCACCCAGCCACGGTTCTTTTGTTCCGCTTTTCAAAATGCCGTTGGCATACCGCTCTGAACAGAAATACGGGCCGTGGTCTTCCACCTCCTCATCGTTCTGCCGGTCTTCGAGTGTCTGGTATATATCCGTGATCTTCATGTTCTCCGAACTATTCAATAACGGTTGTCTGTTCTTTCAGCTCCTCAGTAATCCCCATGAGGTTGATTGTAGGCAATACTACAGGCTGCACGTTAGCCTGCAAGGTTATTGTACTTACAAAAGCCCTGATGTATGGAAATACGATGGCAAGGCTGTTAGGGTAGAAGTATTCGGGAATGTCGGCGATAGTAATACCACCGCCAAACGAAAACGAAGCCACACACGAAACCTTTACTACCTCCGTGTTAGTCTCTGTGCATCCTACCATAACGTCAAAGTCCAATTCATAGCGTGCCTCCTTTGCGTGAAACACTCCCTTAGGACTGAAAGATATATTCAACTCGGCATTGTCTGGTATGTTAAAGTCCAAAGATGCCTTAGTGAAACGATAATCATCTAATTTAAAAGCTGCTTTTTCCATGATTGCCTTATGCTGCTAAACAATACTTTGCGTCTGCTGCAATGCCATTTTCCCCTGCGCTGACTGATACGTCATATCTGTGTGTCTCCTCTTTCTCCTTGGAGTTGGAATACGACACGGCTGTACCGAAATTCTCCCTAACGAATTCGGCGTACTCAATGACATCGGGGCCAATCTCATTGAGATATTCTATTTCTCTCCAATCCTTTTCGATTACATCCTTTGGGGTGTTCTCGAAGTAATCTTTGAGGCTTTCAAAAAGATTTCCCATAATTCTTTGTATTTAATGTTTTGTACTTTTGGACTGCAAAATTAATATTTTTAATTCAAACGGCAATATTTTTTGCCCGTTAGTTACTTACTTATACGAATATTTAACACTAATCGTCCTAAAAAACTCATTCTAAGCGCATTTTGCGGCAAAAACACTTAAACTGATTGTAAACGGGTTTACGACTGTTACACTATTGTTTCACACCGCAAACGCCAAATTATCGGTACGGTAAACGACGATTTCCATACGGCAAACCGCCGATAACCGTACCGATAATCTCACGGCTCGCCCAGGGCATCCACTATCAGGCGCACTTGTGCCGGTGTAAAACTGCGGCTGCGCTCTGTGTAACCAATGGCGGCAAGCTGCTCCATAAGCCCAGGGTATAGGTGCATCCATCGGCGGAATTTCTTCCACGCCGATTCGGGCATGATGCAATTACAGTACTTTGCCGCAAGTTCCATGCGGCCGTACTCCCTTATCTTGAAATTATCTTTGTTCTGTTCCATGGGTGCAAAAGTAAGGAAAACAAACGTGAAAATACAATTAATCGCCGCCTACAACAGACGGTAACAGGACACAACGGCACGCATCCGGATTCTTGCAAAAAATGGCTGCTATCTTTGTGGCGGCAATAGTGCCAAACAACCTTTTAAACGCAAAAGTATGATACGTTACAAGAAGTACAAAAGCAATCAGACGGGCGTAACCAAAAACAAGTGGTACGGCCGTGCCGTTACCGAACTTATGGAGTTTGAGGAATTCGTAAAGCACATGGCAAACCATCACTGCGTGTTCGGTGAGTCCACAATCCGCGGCGTGCTGATCGAGATGCAGATTTGTATGCGTGAGCTGCTGTTGGAAGGCAAGGCGGTACGCCTCGACGACCTCGGCATCTTCCGCATTGGCCTGGAAACCTCCGCGGCTACCACCGCCAAGGAATTTACCGCCGACAACATCAAGGCTGTGCGCCTTAACCTCTATCTCGGCAAACGTTTCCGTGCCGCTGACCTCTACAAAGATGCCAAGTTCCGTGAGGCTGGCAAGTATGATGGTGGCGGCGACGATGGCGGCGAGACTGCCGACACCCACGATGAGGGCGGCAATACCAGTGGTGGCAATACCAGTGGCGACAACACCAGTGGCGGCAATATGTCGGATGGCAGCGGCTCCACCGATGATTCAGACGATGTGGTAAACTTGGTACTGTAGTCGTGTAATGGCTTCCGTAATTAGTGGCGAAATATCGTCAATAATGCCGTTTTTTGGCGTTTTGGCGGCATTTCGCCACTTTTCCGTATAGTTTTACCTCTCGTAGGCGTAAAGTAGCCCTAAAGTCATTAGCATTGTAATCGCCCCATCTATCTTGCGGTATTGTGACACTTTGAGCGGCTTTTTGTTCTCCAGATTGTCGGTATCTATCACGCAATTTTCCAAACAGAAAGCGTTAATAGGGTTGTCGTTAAACTCTATCTTTACCGGGTCACTCCATGCAAGCATCTCAAAACTTTCGACTGGTAGGTTAAAGTTTCCGTAGGTCTGACTAAATGGGGTTAGCACGTTCCTCGCTCCAACTGACTTTAAGATACTCGTTAGCTCCTGTGCCTTGTAAGCATCGTAGCCAATACGGATAATATTAACCAACTTACTGCGCCTTAATATGTCCTCGGTAATCATCGCCGTGTCTATCTTCTGCCCTTTGCAGAAAATAAGATACCCTTTTTCGTTCCAAAGCCTATAAAGCTGCTCGTTGGGATGCCCTTTTAACGCTCCCTCCGGGAAATAATAATCAGTGTGCGTGTAAAACTTCTTATTGCCCGATAGGTACACGGTATAAGATACTGCGCTGAAATCATCATGCACCGACAAATCAAACGCCACGGCACAATCTGGGCGGCCCTGCACCTGATCTATACAGAAATTGCCCAATAATTCTTTTGCCTTTTCGTGGGTAAACCACGTTTTTTCGTCGTTTATCGTGAAAATATTAAGCAATTTCGTGCGAAAAGCCAACATATTTTCGGCTGATAACTGGGCGGTCTGATACTCATTTTCGTAGTAGTCCGGTTGCACCGTGATACCCAAATGTGGCTGCACCTTTGCCCACGTCTTCGGGCTGTCCTCTGCATCGTCCACATCAGGCATGAATATGGATGCAAACATGGTGTCGCTTTCCGCTTCACCTCGTAGTACTGCCATCACTCCGTCAAGTTCGTGGGCAAATGGGCCATCTACCACATCGCTTGCCGTTGTGATAATGATAGTTAGCGGCTCACGCCTTGGCCCCATTGATGTTGTCAATACGTTTTTGAGGTCTGCGCCGTTCTTGCCTGCCGTGTTTCGGGCTTGGGCGTACTCGTCCATTATCACCAATGAGGCAAACAAACCATCTTTGGTTTTGGCGTTGGCGGTCAAACATTGTATGAGGCTATCACGCCCACGGTCTTTGAAAGTAATCTTTTCACGATTAACCCTAAAGTGCTTTTCCTTTGGGTCAATATCAAACATGATGTTTCGTATCTCATCAAAACAGATTTTCGCCTGATCGTAGCTATTTGCGCCCACGTATGCCTGGGCATTGTTATCGCCGAAAAGCATATCATAAACCGCCAAAGCTGCGCACGATGTCGTTTTACTGAACTTTCGGGGCACGAATAGGTAGGCGGTACGTATCAGTCTGCGCCCATCGTCTCGGGCAAAGCCATAGATATTAGCAAACTGGTAGGCCTGCACCGGGGTTAGCTTATAGCGTGTGCGCCCTCGGATGCCGCTAAACCGCAAAGCCTCGTAGAACTTGAAAAAACGCTTTACTCGCTTGGGCTTCCAATCGTACTTATCAAGCATCTGCAAAAAGCGTCTTACTCCCAATATCTCATACAGGTTGTGTGCGTCTGGGTGGTCTATCACTCCAAACACATAATCGCCGATACGCTTATCTGTTTCAATAAGCGCACGGCGGTAACGGTCGGCGTATGTACGGCGCCCCTGCCGCAACTGTTCCGATACCTCGGCTTTCAGTTGTCGAAATCTTTCTTTTTCTTCTTCTGTCATTAGTCGTCGCCCTCCTGCATCGCTGCCATAAAGTCGTTAAAACTATCGTTGTCGCTCTTTCGTTCCTTGCTCTCGGTGTTCATGCCCAAAGCCCTTAACGCTTTCTGTCCCTGCTGCAACAACTCAATATATAGCTTTTCTTTCGGGTCGATCGTCTTGCGCTCGTTACCCTCCCGGCTATACTCCACGTTTACGGCCTGGTGTCCGTCTGCCATGATCTCATCGCCCAAAATGTCGGCACGTACCAACAACTTAGCCGTAATATCCACTTGGTATGTAAGTTCGGCTGTGTACTTGCCTTGCTTCTTCAACAACTTAACGATATACGCTTTCTTGCTCTTAATTTTGGCGGCTATCTTCTTGTTGTCTTCCTCGATGGATGGTTCCGGCAAAGTCTGGCTAACTGGCAATGGGTCGGCGGTCTTTGGCTGCGCCTTGTCGCTGTAACCTCGCTTCTTGCCCTTGGTCTTCAGGTAGAAGATAATAGCCGTTGTGTCATTGGCGTTTATCGACTGCATCAACTTACTTTCTACAAAATCTACCTGCGTCTCGGTGATCTCGTCCACTTTCTCCTTAAACTCTGGGTCGGCATTGTACCATCGGTAATAAGTACTGCGCCCTATGCCTATCGCCTCGCACGCCGTGGCTATGATGCCGTAGCCCTGCGCCAAAGCCTCCAAAAACTTTTGTTTCTTTTCTTCCATGCTGCGTTACTTTTCAAATGAACGGATGCCGTCGAAGTAGCCTTTGTAAAACTCAAACAGTCCCTTATCAACTGTTATACTTCCCTGCTCCGTTCTTGGGTTAGTGTTAATGTTTGCGCTTGTCTGTATGCCGAAATAAAAGCCCTCATCGTAGTTGCACCCTGCGTATATCTTGCTGTGGTTCTTGAATACTGCGGCACGTCCTGCCTCTGGGTGTTCCTGATAGAACTTTTGCACCATCTGCCACTCAATCTTATAGCTGCCCGGGAATATCTCGCCCAAATACATATCAAGTTTCTTAATGCGCCCTTGCTCGTACCATTGCCGTACCTGCAAAATATCCTCTGCCGCCATGCACCATGTCGATAGTAAACAGTAGTCCAAATCATGCTGATTAAGCACCACTTTCAGGTAACTAAGGCTATCCACGTCCCCGGCGGTGATAAAATTGTAGGTGGTATGGTCTTGCAACTTGACGTACTGCATTGCCTCCAGTAACTTGACCTCGCTAAATGCCCGGCGGTACTCGTAGCGTTGCGATAACTCGGTACACTCCTTTGTACGTCTGTGCGCTCGCTTTGCCTGGGCGGTTGTTTCGGCTGTGGTTTCTTCCGGCTCCACCTCATCGGGTGGGGGGGCTTGGGTCTGACCTGCGCCAAAGCTGCCAAATCCAAAACCTGTGCCATCTTGGTTTCCAAACTTCATAAATCTTGCTTTTTAATATTAACCTACGCACGTGGGCGTTTTTATATCGTGCTAACTATGCCGGGGCTTTGCATCTGGGCAAAATCCCCCACGGCCCAAAAATCGGCTCACGTGTGGAAAAGGGGGTTGGTGAGGTTTAACCGGGGGTGTACCCCATTTAAAAAATAGGCCCCCCGGGTCTCACCTTGCAACCTCATTTCAAAAATTTATTCACAAATCTTTTCAGGTGCTCTTTGGCCCGGTTCTTTGCTTGAACTTTGCCACACCTGCCCATATCCGTGTGTACCTTAACGTGGCACTCATGGCATAGGGCTTTGAGGTTAAAGTAATCAAACATCAGGCGTTCTTTTTCCTGCTTCGTTAGTCCATCCTCAACCGGGATAACGTGGTGTACCTCGGTGGCTGCTGCCACTCTGCCCAATTCCTCGCACCTCTCGCATAGTGGCGTATCGTTGAGTTTGTCACGTCTCAATCGTAGCCACTTGGCCGTATGTATCAGCCTTATGTAATCTTTATCCTTTGCCATACTCTAATATTCATCTTTGATGGTTATTGTTGTGTGATACTTCTTTACAAGATAGTTGAGGCCGTCCAACAAAGATTGCTGTACGCCCTGCTTACCACTTAATGCCGTGTTGGCTCTCTCATCTACGGTGTTGGCACAAATCAACTTATACACCTGTACTGGGTACTGCTGCCCCTGTCGGTGTAATCGTGCGTTGGCTTGTTGGTATAACTCCAGATTCCAACCTGTGCCAAACCATACGATATAGTGCCCACCTTGCTGCATATTCAAGCCAAACGCCGTGCTCATAGGGTGGGCCAATAGTACGTCTATCTTTCCGTCGTTCCACTCTTTCAACTCCTTTTCGCCCTCGTATGACTTGACGGTATAGCCTTTCAGTTTCTTGGTGATACGTGTTACATCATGCTTGAACTGGTAGAAGACTAACACATGATTGCCGTTTGCAGCTTCCACGATCTCGGCTAACTTATCCAACTTCTCATCGTGTATTTCGTGTACGTCCTTGGCTTCATCGTATATCGCACCGTTGGCGAACTGGCTTAACTTATTCATCAGCCCGGCGGCACTATTCGCTAAGATATTGGCATTTTCCCCGGTATGCAATTCGGTAAACTCCAAAACCTTTTCTTTCTCAAACTTGTTGTATGCCTCCATCACCTTTGGCGACAAAGTAAGTTTGGTTTCGTGGGTGATCATGTCCGGCAACTGCAAATAGTCCTTTGCTTGCATTGATAGGCAAATATCAGAAATCTTGTTTTTGATGATGTCCTCACACCCCTTTTTGATGTCACAACGTACTACTATGTCGTTATGCTTGTGGGTATCAAAGTAGGTGTCACGATACTTCGTTACGCTCTTGCCTAAACGTTCGCCCATGTCTATACAGTACATTTGCGCCCATAGGTCTATAAGTCCGTTAGGTGCTGGCGTTCCTGTAAGTCCGATAACTCGACTAACCGTTGGTATGGCTGTACGCATTGCCTTAAATCGGTTTGACTTAGGAGATTTGAAACTCGTTAGCTCATCGATCACCAACACATCAAACGGCAACTGACCGCCATACTTACCAACTAACCACACAAAGCTATCACGTCCGATAACGTAGATGTCGGCTTTAGATGCCAATGCCAAATTACGCTTTTTCTCTGTGCCCATCACCTTTGCCACTTTCAGGCTTTGCAAATGATTCCACTTTTCTGCCTCGGTGGTCCATGTTGTTTCAGCTACCTTTTTCGGTGCTACCACCAAAGTACGGCTAACCTCGCAATCATCCATTAATTGTTGTATGGCTGTAAGTGTGCTTACCGTCTTACCTAAACCCATATCCAGAAACAAACCGCATCGTGGGTGGTCCAATATCCACTGCATCGCTGTTTTCTGATATTCGTATGGTCTGTACTTCATTGCTCTGCCCTCCAAACTTTAATTAATTCGTCGATCGTCTGTTTGTTGTCGATTGTATAGACTTCGTGACCCATACTTACCAACTCATTTTGTCTTATGGTTTGTATCTTCGTTGGCTTCTTACCTTTACTTTTCAATTCCACCCAAACAACCTTACCACCATGTAGGCATACCACTCTATCAGGATAACCTACCATGTTTGCATTTGAGTATTTGAGGCAAAGGCCGCCAATGGCTTTCACCTCTTGCACCAATTATTTTTCTATCGCCTTTTCCGATACCTCGGCGTGGCGTGTTATTGCTTCCAACTTCTTCATATTTCCTTACTCCTTAGAGCAACATTCTATTTTCAACATTCTATATAGATATACTTAATACCCTATATATAGGTATTTTATAGTATATAACTATATATTACAACTTATACTACTTTTTATGTTGTTATTGTTGCTATATATAGTTATATATTGATTATCAGTAATTTAGAAAGCAACAAAGTAAGCAACAAAGTATTTTTCTTTTTGTTGTTGTTGCTCCTTTTACGATTGTCGTTTTCAAATTCAGCCTTAGAGCAACATTGTAGCAACATTCTACTTTGTTGCTCTTAAAGGTCACTATCGTCTTCCTCTATTGGTCTGACAAATGCCCTTTGCTTGCCATATATCGGAAACGTCAAAGTAGGGCGTTTTTGCCAACCTAATTCGTCTAAGACTTTATTAACCTTTCGGGCTTCATACTTATAATCTTTGCTGCCAACATCACGCCCCAAAACCTCGCTGAGAAATTCGGCGGCACATACTTTGGTACGTGTTTCCGTTCCTGTCTCATCCAGTGGGTCGGGGTTTTTAATATAGGCACGTCGGCGGTTTAAGTCCCATGTACTCCAGTCGGTCGGCAACTTCATATCTAAGTATGCCTGTATCATTCCCGGTAATGGGTCCTCCTGATTATCGTTGAACTCACCTTGACGCTTTCGGGCTTCTGCTTCCAATGCCTCACTAAGATACAACTTTTCGCCATCCTTATAGCGTTGCACGGCTTCTGCCCATAACTGATTACGGTCTGCCTCGATCGCTTGGCGTGGGTCTCCATGCTTACGTAGTTCTGGGTTTACACTCATTACCCAAAAGCGGCGGTTTCCGGTCTCACCCTTTAAAAAATATGTTTCGTTGGTCGTACCACAAAAAACGCATTGTCTCGGGTGTGATTCCATCACGCTACCGTATGCCGGGCGGTACATATCATTCTGACGGCTTATGTAGGCTTTCACCTGCTCAACGTCTGACCGCTTGATACTGCCCAACTCCGGTAACTCGATAACCCAACCGTTCCGGGCTTGCTCCATGCCTTTTGTACCCTCCATCGTCACCAAACTATCGCTAAACCAATCGCCACCCATCACATTGAAAAGCGTCGATTTACCGATACCCTCGGCTCCGGCAATAATCAGGCAATAATCATATTTGCACCCTGGGTTCATTACTCGGGCTACTGCCGCCGTAAAGTGTTTACGTGTCATAGCTCTGTTTAGCTCATTATCTTTTGCACCCACGTAGTCGATAATTAGGCGGTCTAAGCGTGGCACGCCATCCCACGTTAGACTATTGAGGTAATCACGTATTGGGTGTACTCTGTGACGTGTAACGACTGCTACCAAAGCATCTTTAATTTTGTCCTTTCCAGTTACTCCGTACTTCTCATCTAAGTAGATTCTTAGATTTGCGTCATCAGTATTACCCCATTGTGTCGCCTCGGCGTTCCACGGCAAACCACCTGTTATGTAGTTAAACCCATTAAACAGATTTTGCCATATATGGTTTTTCAACCTTGGGTCGTTCTCCAGAATAGCAATAATATTGCTTGCTGTTGATTTGATGCTGCCTTTCTTGTCAAAGTCTAATTCAGCCATCCACTTATCTGTATTTTCAGATACTGCGCTGTCTCCGGCTTCCTCTGCTTCGATGTCGGCAAAATCATCATCGGCCTGGCCCTGTCGTTCCTTAGTAAGTAAGATTCTTACCTTTTTATCCTTGGCTACGAAATCCTGCATTTTCAGGTACGACGGCAAACGTGTGTTGTCTGTTATCTTTGTACCCTCATCCTGCACACCAAACAAATGTATTCGGCAAAGGTCGAAAGCGTTGCAAAGCTGCTTACTCGCCGGGTCTGTTTCGTGGTTGCTGTATGCAAACTTACCCTCATAGCAAACCAAACCTGCCGCTACACTACCATTAATGTAGGTGTATCGCCCATCGTGGGCGGTCTTTTCGTACACATCAGATAGAAACGTGTCGATTGCATCCTCAATGGAATAGGCACGGCAAAAAGCACCAATTAAGCCGGGCTTTTCGGTCGGATCACCTACCTTTTTCAATTCGTGTACGATGATGTCACCCTCTCGGCTCGATACTGGCCAAAGTGCCACATCTTTATAGTCGTGATACTGTTTTAGGAACTCATCAACGTTGCACGCTTCGCCATCTTGGTACTCAAACACATATTCGCCGTCTCTGCTTGTAGATGGATAATAAAACAATCTCGCTAACTGATAGGTGGTATCGTCGAACACCTCAATATTCAGTTTGCTTGCTATCATCCTGCAAAGCGGCTCGTATTCATCTGGGCGTACCTGACGGCTCAATGGGAACACTAAACGAAAGCGTGGGTTTTCCGGCGTGTGCTTGTGTGTGCTGTATAGCATCGCCGCAAAGTCAAAGTTTAACGTGAACTCATCCCAAAGGTCGGGTGTACCGTAGTCAATATCAAGCGTGGCAATACTTCGCCACATCACGTTAGCGGTCTTTCGTGTGCCACCTGATAGGTAGCCACCGACAAAACCGCCCACGTCCTTGATACTGCTTTGCTCCTCCCTGCTCATCTTGGCGTACTCGCTTACGCTTTCCGTTGTTCGCTTCGTTTCGCTGCATCGCTCTACCAACTTCGCCCATGTGGTCGCTTTGTTCTTCCACTTCTTCGCCATACGGCTATGGGCTGTTGCTATGTCGATCGGGAAATCATTGTTTAACTTTATCTGTATCATGTGCCAATCTTTCTAAAGATTCATACGATAACTTATCTAAGATACCCTTAAAGTACTTGGCATCTTCCTCGGTGCTTGCCTTGATAGTAACCGGGCGCACACCGATTTTGCCTATTGGTGGGTGTACCACTAACTCAAATGGTCGTGGCTCATCGTCCAACTGCTCGAATAGGTATTTAATGTTGCTTGCCTTAAATACCATAAACCTTATGTATTTGAAATCTTCTTCCATATTGTTTTACTTTTTAAGATGATCGGGTAAAAACGAAAGTATATGCTTTATAACCTCTACCGTCCAACCATTGCCCAACATACGGTACTGTTGTGTTTCTGATACTTCCCATTTATACCACTCTGGTATAGTTTGCAGTCGGGCGCACTCTGTCGGCGTTAATCGTCTGACTTGCAGCCCCCCCCACTAAGGCGTTAATCGTCCGCCCTCCGTGTCCGTTCATCAAAGCCGGGCTTTTGCCATCAGCTGCATAAACTCGGTTTTGTTGGTATGGCTGTGTGCCTCCACTTTCACGGCTTGGGTTTATCTGCCTGATTCCGTCTTTTGGCTTGCTCACTAATAAATTATTTTGTTGCCACGAATTAGCGGATAACGTAGGCGACTTTTCGGTATTGATGATAGCTTACAAACTCCATAACCGGGTTTGTCTTCATCAGGATCGTATGATAGGCACGTTTTGCAGTACATCTTTTTCATAATTGGCGGTATTGGTGAATAATGGCACGGCTTTCGCCGTGCTAAAGATTAAAAACTAAAATATTAAGGGCTAAAAAATAAATGCTGACACTGCCCTAACTCTGAACGTGTTGCTGGCCTTAGCGAGCCAATAGCCCGCAGTACCGTCGAAGAGGCCCAGAAACCATGCGAAGGTAGCACTGAACTCGGTAGAAGTCCAATACCAACGGTCTTGCAGTTTATCGCCCTTGGCAAACTCCAAAGCTGCATTGATAGCCTTTTTGTTGATAAAGATACGGTACAACTCGCCTAAAGATGGTATGTACCAATCATCGGCTAACTTTATCTGTGGATTCAGAATATTACGCAAATGGTTGGTGTTTCTTGCTCCGTCCATGTCTGCTACTGCATCGTCGTAGTTGTCTGTATAGTAGGCTTGGTCGTTCTCCTCGTTACCATTTGCCTTTGTTGTTAGTGTAATGCCATCGCCGTTAGCCTCATCGTGCAAAGCTATTTTAATGCCAAAGCTACCCATCTTCAAACCGATAGCTACTACCTCGCTATCCATGTTGTCCTCTTTGGTGTACTCCAGTTCAAACAAAGTTGCTTTGCCGTCGGCGTGTACCAAATAGATGCCGTCTTCCATATTGCCAGATTTTGGTAACTGCGCCTGTACTGGCTTTTCGTCCTTACCCATCACAAAGGTATTGGCTTTCTCCGCATCTTCCACGTTGCCACACCATTGTAATAACTCATATCTGAATTGCTGCACGTCTGATAGTGCCTTACTTGTCTGTATCTCCATTTTTGTATATGCTTTATATTGTTTAACTAATCTTCTTTGTACCACGCCCACGCTGCAAATTTCGCCTCTGCCACTATCTCACCAGTAATAAGCCGCTCGATTTGGCTTGCATACGCCCACATGATAGGTAACTGTGGCTCCTGGGTTTCGGCTTTGCCGAAATCACATTCAGCCGGAACGACGTTACTATGGTGAAACGTCATTAATCGGCAAAGCGGATATTTTCGTTTGCCAACCTTGAAAAGTAAATATATTGGCACATTCTTTTTAGGGGCCTCGGTCGCCTTATGCCATTCTACTTTGATGTCTATTGTTTTGCTTTTTGCCATATTGCTTTATTGTTTAATCCTTTAGATAATATGGGGTGGTGTACCCTGCACCTTTGAGCGGCAAATCTTTGCACCACGCTATTGGCTCGCTAAACAAAGCCTCAACCATCGGTAACGTCTGGTCTTTCGTAGCCTCTACAATGATCTCATCGTGTATATGGAAAACTACGTTTAACCCTCGCTGCTCGGCTCTAAGTATCACACAACCCAATATGTCACGTGCCGTAGCCTGTACGATGTTCTCGGTTAGCTTACCGCCGTAGGTTCTCAACTTTCCCCATTTCTTCGTTTTTTGGTTCAAACCCTCATACTCGATAATTTCGTGGTCGCCTCGCCAACCGTCGTTTTCCTCGATTCCAATCTCCGTACGTGGGTAACAAATAGTCCTGCCACTTGGTAGGGTAATTAGCAACATACCCCAACGATAACTAATAATAATGCCTCGTTGTATCTGCACGCTTTTTCCTGTCTTAATGGCTATGATAGCCGCTTTCTCAACGGTACGCCACAACTTAACGATATGTGGGTTGCTGTCTCGCCATTTGTTCACGATGTCTTTTTCCTCGGATTCTGTTAAACCTAACTTCTTACCGCCCATCGCTTCCAATGCCGATACACCGCCACCATAGCCCAAACCCAAAACGGCTACCTTGCCTTTCGGTCTCAAATCTCCGTTGGGGCCATGCTTCTGAACTGGTACACCAAACATTTTGCTTGCTGTCTCACAATAGATGTCGTGCCCTGCTCTGAAAGCATCCAATACCCATGTTTCCCCGGCTATCCATGCTATCACACGTGCCTCGATCGCTGAAAAGTCGCATACGTGGAACGTGCAACCGGGCTTGGCTATGAAAGCGGTACGTATCAATTCGCTAAGTACTTGGGTAACGTTTCCGTAGTTCATTTCAAACTCTTCTAAATCACCCTGCTTAACCAAATAGCGTGCATCATCCAGACTTTCCAGATGGTTTTGTGGTAGGTTCTGCAACTGCACCAAACGCCCTGCCCATCTGCCTGTACGTGCTGCACCGCAAAACTGCAACAAACCATGTACTCGGCTATCCTTGCAGACACATTTTTGCATAGTTGTGTACTTCTTGTTAGAAGTCTTACCCATTTCCCTACGCAAAGCCAAAACTTTTTGCACCTTGGGCCAATACTTAAATTGTACCTCGTAGTCGTCCAAATTCTTTTTGTTGAGGCTATCAATAGTAAACCCGGTGTTCTCGGATATGTATTGTTTAATCTGTCCGGGGCTGTTCGGGTTACTCATGCCTGTAAGTTTTCGGGCTTCTGCAAATAGCTCATCTTTGTATAGCTCATCAAATCGGGCGGCATTGTTTACCAATACTTGGTCTATCATCACGCCACGGTCGTTAATGTGCTGATCGGCTGTGTACAAATCTTCGTCAAATTCTGGTGCTTCCAATCTTCTGACCTTTTTTAAGATGGCTTGCTCCACGTCCACGTCTCGGATATTGTAGGCTTTGAACGTTGCCCACTTTTCGGGCGCATCGCTCGGCTTGTGTCGGATCATCTTTGTTATGCCCTGTTTGGTTTGCTTGTTTGGAACACTAAAGTATCTTATCAGGGCTTTACCCTCTGTCATCTTTCTGTCTTCCAGTTTAAGCACCTCACCACATTGAGCCAACGAAAGCGGCAAACCCATTCGGGCGGCTCTTACCATCGTACACCGCCATTGTCTCGGGTCTAATCGCCCTTTGATGCCTAAATACACGCCGATACAAATACGCTCAAAAGCTGCATTGAAAGCGGTCTTTATTACCTCGGGGTCGGTTAATGCTGCTTTGATGTCCGGCGGCAAAGTTTCGCCGCTTGCAAAGTCCACACATTTCGCCGGACCACCGTCCACGCTATACCCAAAAAGCAATATGGTAAAGTCTTCGGCCTCCACGTACTTGTAAACGCCACACTCGGTTAGGTCGTTGCTACTATATGTTTCGATGTCTATGCCTAATTCTTTCATACGCTTTGTTGTTTGATTACCCCGGCGGCTTCCTCTTTCCACCGCCGGGGGCTACTACATTAACATTTTATCGTAGAGAAAAAAGCACTTTACAAATCGTCGTCGTCCTCGTCGTCGATGCCGTCCAAATCGCCAAAGTCGCTTTCGGCTGATACTCTGCCGCCAAAATGGTCGTCGTCCTTGAACTTCATAATGTTGTTGAGGCCACACGCTACGCCCTTGTTACCGCTTACGTCGTAGCCGTAGAAAGTTACCGACACAATCGCCCAAACGCCGCTGTAAACTTCTTCTTCGTCCACGATAGGCACTTTCTTTCGATCAACTACGCCTGGGCGTGTGTTGCTCTTGGCATTCACATAGTAGTGGTCTTCGTAAACCTCATCGTCCTTTTCGTCACCGTCACGCAAAGCCATATCAAGTTTTTTAGGCTCTTTGCCTCCCCACTTTGCTACGATAGCGGCTTTCTTAGCTGCCTCAATCGCCTTTTTGATTGCTTCGATAGTCTTCTTTTCAGATTTCGGAATTAAAACGTTAGTCATATACTTGCCTTTTCCGCCATCTTCTGGGATGTACTTCTCAAATACGTGGGTGTAACTAAGGCGGCATGGACCAAAGATTACCTTAGTGTCATTAACTACTTTAGGGTCTATCATAATTGTATGAATTTAAATGTTAAACTTAAATGTCTTTAAAGTCGTCTGCTGCCTGATTAAACGCCGGGCGTTTGTCTGATTCAGGCACTAACGTTGGTTTGCCTTGTGGCTTGTTGATGTACTCGGCGCAAATTGCACCAAAGCGTTTCTTACCTATCAGTTTTTCCAAATCGGTAATACTTCGTAGCTCGGTAGGCTTAATGTAGGCTTCTTTTGCAAAGCCCTCTTTGCCTAAAAGTTCCATCACGGCGGTTGGGTTTGTTATCTTTCTGATACTGCGCCCCTCAACGATTTTGAAACCTTGATACTGTACGCCACTTAATGCCTGTTCCAAACTGTACTCCTCAACTCCAGTTAGCCACGTTTTGAACGTTGAAAGCAAAGGTAGTATAGTGCTTTCCATTACTTCCTTGCTAATCTTACGTGGGTCGGGGTTGGCTTGCTGTGCTTCGATGCACATAGACGATAGGGCTTTGCAGTTGGCCTTAACCTTGCAGAACTGACACCAATTGCCCGGCTTTTGCTTACCTCCTGCATAGGCTTCGTTAGCTTTTGGTTGCAGCTCATCGACTGCCCAATTAATGAGGTCGGCGGCATCTAATTCAAACTCCGAAAGATTGTCAATACGTGGTTGTACGATAGTCATGCGTACCTTACGTATGTCGTACTCAAAGTTAAATAAGTCCCATGCACCCAAAGCGTAAATCATCATTTGTGGATTTTCCACGGCTGACACCTTTACGCCTTTGCCATACTTAAAGTCGATAACCTCCATCACGCCATCGGCGATAATAATAGCGTCCGACGTGCCGAAAGCATCAGGTACGTAGTGGCTAAAATCTAATTTGACCTCAACCAACAATTGTGCGTCCTTGGTCTTAGCTCGGGCGGCGTTGAACTTTTCCAGTACGATAGTTTTATACGTATCGGTGTACTCGTCCATTTCGCCGCTGTGGTACTGCTCGTCTAACTGCGCTATCTCGGCTTTTTCTTCATCTACCGACAAGCCCAAAAACTCTTTCAGTTTCTTGGCGCAATAGGCGTGGGCTAACGTTCCCTCCTCTGCAAAGGTGCTGCCCTTATCCTCCACGTCTTTTTCCAGAAGTGGGGCGGCGGTACAATTCATCCAACGATGTGCCGCACTTGGTGATAATAAAGCGTGTTTACCTGCCATAATTGTATATGATTAAATGTTGTTACTAAAATGGGCAATTTGAACCGATCGTGCCATCTTCCATTATCTGCAAACCGTTGCACTGCTCAATGAAATTTGCAATCTTATCAGGTGGCAAAGCACTCGGTTTTTCAGCACCCAACAAAGCGGCTATGTTCTTGAACTGTGCCGTTAAAGGCTTATGGTACTTCTTGTATAGATCGCCGTTGGTGTTCTCCTTGTAGTTTTCACCCTCGATACGCTGACGTGTGGCGTGCATAGCTGCCCTAACGTCTTCGGCGGTTAATGGCTTCTGCTCTGCCTGGGCTTCGGCCTGGCCCTCATCTTTTGGGGCTGCTTCCTCTGCCTTGGCGTCTTCCTGCTCGGCTACCTGCTCACCGTTGGCATCGGCTTCGTTGGCTGCTGCCTCCTGCTGTTCGTCTCCGGCTGGCTCCTTGGTAGGCTCCGGCTTGTCGGTGGCTGCTTCCTCTTTCTTCTTTCTGCCTCGCTTGTTAGTAGGCTGTTGAGGCTGTGCCGGGGTGGTGTCCTCTGGCTTGTTATCTACTTGGCTGTTTCCGTCGAGTGCTTCCTCGGCGGTCGGCGCAACTGTTGGTCGGTGGCACAAAATGGCATTTACCAAAGCCACGATTTCGGGCGTTACACCCAAATTGACCTGTACGTTAATACTAAAATCTGTTTTCATCTTTGTATATGCTTAATGATGTTATTTATCTTCGTTGATGTACTCCAATAGCTCATCTATCTTTCTGTGCTTCGCAAACCATACATACAAACGTATGTCGAAATATGCGAGTGCTACGGCTGTAAACTTGGAATAGATCACTAACTCCCAATAGTTGGGGTTATCATTGTGTGGCATCCCAATCAGATTGAAAAAAGCGATAAAGCCGATAACCACCATCAGCCAATAACGCCAATTCTTCATTACTTTTTTCATACGGCTTAATTTTTAAAGATACATTGATTTCCAACACTTGATTATTTCCGCCCCCGTAGTGATTAAGCCTTTTCCGGCTTTTCTAACTCTGAACTTAATAAGCCCATCGTTAGCGTACCGGGCGACGGTGTGCCGATCTACGTGCAACGCTTTGGCTGCTTGCCCTTGGTTATACAAACCGTCTGGCTCTACTTCGGGTTTGGTGATAATCATATAGCGTTACGTGTGATAGTTAGTGTATTGGCTGTATAGTCCGTTTTAACGCTGAACTTGCAGCCCATCAAATTTTGAAACTGATACGTTAAAGCCTTGCCGTTGTCGCACGCTTTCGCATCAGGTAGGTAAAACGTTTTCGTCTTTCCCACGTCAATTGACCGCAAATCGTCACGTGTCAATTTGATTGCTTTTCCTGTTTCGTCTGCCATAAAAGTATAAATTTTATTAAAATTACTTACTTAGTTACTTATACCTTTGGAGAAAAAGAAAAACTGCCGTATATTTGCAGTTGGGTTTTGGTGATGTTGGGCAAATAGTCCGACAGCCTTTCTTATGCTCTTGAGGTTAGTTACTTACTTATCTCTGTTGCAAAGATACGGCGAAATACCGTCACCACAAAATATTAAGGCGAAAAATCGTCATTTATTAACAATTATTAAGTAAGTCGTATGTTTGCAACTATAAATCAGCGTATAAAAGCGGTATTAGATACTGTTTACGGAGGAAATGTTACCGCTATGGCAAAGGGCACGTATATCAAACGTACCACCATTAATAGTATAGTCGGGCCGTCTGAAACTTCGCCCGGCTTTGATGTGATAGCCAAAATTGGCGAAATTTCGTCACCTCGTATAAGTATGGAATGGCTTGTAAGGGGCGTTGGTGATATGTTCTTAGACGAAAAAGATAGTATCAAATACCAAATAAATAGCGGCTCTAATATTAATAATAGCCCGGTAAATGATACTGATACCCTTAACCGCTTGCTCGCATTGGTTGAGGCAAAAGATAGTCAGATAGAACAAAAAGACAAACAGATTAATACATTATTAAGTATAATACAAAATAACAAAGTTGGATGATGCAAGAAAACAAAAAACAAACTGGCTGCTGCCTCGGTACGTTCTGCTTGGTGGTGCTCATTATCTTAGTTTTGGCACTCCTTTATGGCGTATTAATGGGCGTTCTAAACGTGTTTTGA